GAGCCTGGTACGGTCGCTCCTAATCCCGCTTCCTGGCACCGTCTCGCTGAGACGTACGCTTCTTGTGGCATGAGCCCGGCAGCTATTGCCGGTACTCGTCCGGAGGGCTTCTACGCTCTGGCTACTGGATTCGTCGGTTTCGAGGCAGCTATCGCGCTCACCGAGTTCGTCGAGAAGTACGAGATGGTGATCTCCGCTGAGGACATCATCAACGGTTACGACGACGTCAAGGACCGCATCGCAGAGGCAGAGGCTTCTACCATCGCGGGTATCATTGAGAAGGTGACCGCCCACTGCAAGGAGAACGAGTGGAAGGCCAAGCAGGCTAAGAACGTCGCAGCCTTCGCTGGTGACCTCGGTGGTGAGATGCTGGTGTCGCTCTGGAACGCGATCAGCACCACGCAGAATCTGCCTAACATCCAGAAGCTCCACAAGTTGATCGGACAGAAGGTCGTCAAGGCAGTCCAAGCCTCGCGTAACGTCTAAGACACGCGCGACTAAAACTAAAAAGATCAACGTTATCAAGGGGTTATGCATGGTGGGAGAGGTGATATGCGCATTCATCGGCTGCTGGTTGGCTATGAGTGCAAGAGAGAGATACAAGGACTGGAGGCGCAATCAGCCTCCGATGTGGTGATCATATGTACAAAGCAACCTATGAAGAGAATGCCGGGAAGGCAGCACGCGAATTGATGACTGCGCTAGAGGGAGCCATCCGTAACGGAGCCGACCCAGCACCCAGTCAGCAGCTCCGCGCTCAGCTCGGTCGGTGGCTAAAAAAGAATCGTAGCCAGTGTAAATCAGCGGCCACTGTGGTATAATAGTACTGTAGATAGGAGGTAGGAAATGATGATCAACCCCAGTTAAGGGCGTGCTTCGCGGAGATCGCGGAGACTTGAACCGGCAGTCGCCCCCCGGATTATAATTAAATCAACAATATCAAGGGGTTAGAAGGGCCCCGTAAAGGCTCCCCCTCAAGGCCCTCGCAGAGGGCTGGCATAGCCCCCCTCGAGAGGGCCTCACAAAGGGCCTTAAAAATGGGCCAAAAAGGGCCCTCGGCAGGGCCTCTCTGCATACTCAGTCGGGCTTCTGGGGGAGGTTGGTTTTGGTCCCGACCCAAAATTTCTTCGCGGGACTTCGGCAAAAACTTTTTTTTAGGATGTGATATGTATTAATGTGGGAGGTACGGATGAGAGTTCTCTACTCAAGATCACCGGGCACTCAATGAGTGGCATGCCGGTTGCGATAGAGGCGTCATTGTGTAAGCATGTGACAGACTGACTGTTCGAAGAACTTCGAAGTGCCAGGCATGGTTTAAGTCGTCACGTAGGCCGTACCAGGCTGGGGATGTCGGGTGACCCCAGCCATTTATTACCGTTATAACAGGAGTTATAACATTGAGTAGAAATGAGGAGTGGATGATGAGTATCATGAGATTCAATGACGGTGTCACGTTCAATACAGACGGAGAGCTTAGGGTTGAACGCCGATCCGATGGCTACTATCTAGTGGGTAAGGGTATGTTATGCCCTGTCGACACTCCAGAGGAAGGCCGCGAAATGAAGCGGCGCCTCGATGCCGATGCTGCCACTCGGGCCGAAAAAGCCGATATCCCAGGAGATGATTCCTCAGGTCGATGAACAACCCCCTAGTGCATGGACTAGTACTCGTCATGGCCGTGGTAATACCGGGCGGACTACTAGTGTATTTCGCATGGAGGATCAAAAAGGCACGCAGTACTAAAAAAGAAAAGGGCCCAAAAGATCAAAAAATTCTTCCCGAAAAATGATCAAACTTTCCAGTACAGCTGTGCAATGACAGGATATACTTTAACTAAAAGCCCATATAGTGAGTATAGAAGATCATGAAAATCAAGCAGTTAGACAGTGGCTTCAAAGGGCTCCGAAAGAAGAACAGCCCAAAAACAGTCAAAGATGATGACTCCAGCCGCGCAAGGGCTTATGATAAGGATGATTCCGCGGCGCCCATCCCCAATGCGCCTCAGACTAAAGCTGTTAACCTTAAAGAGGGGCTCACTCCACAATACGTGGGTTACGTCGAACGAAGTCTCGTCCCTGTCCTGGAAAAGATGGGATTCACCGGAGACCGGCTCGACCTTAAAAACATCAACAATATCAAGGGGTTATACAGCGAGATCATCAACTCTAACCCCGGCAACGACATGGCCACTGCGTACGCCTATCTTGCTGTATTGCTCACGTGGAATGGCGTAACTCCGAATCCCAAGGCGATGGATGAAGTACCCCGGCCCAAGACACCAGAGGTGAAGCCTTCTCAGCGTGCCTATTACAGGGAACGGCTAGCCATCTGTAGTGAGTGTCCCGAGGCATTCGAGACCCTGGGACGGATCAGGTGCGGAAAATGTAGTTGTTTTATGGAACTCAAGGCGTTCCTTAAGGCTTCTCAGTGTCCTATCAAGAAATGGTAACACGCAGATCGCGTAAGCTCCCCTTCCGACCCGGCCTGGCAGCAATTGCACTGTTAACGGCTATAGGGATATGGCTATGGGTGCAACACGAACGCGCGCATGCACCTGCGTCGACGACTGCTACATCTGATATCGTCTTCGATGTACGCTGATAAAGAATTAACACATATGTTTCTCCGTATACTGTTATCTTATGGAGATACCGTGCCCTTTATCAAGCCAGGCGACCTAGTTCTAGTCACTGCTGCTCTTAATATCCCTACCACGGTGAGTTCAGCGTATGTCCCTGTTAACGCTAACGTCCCGGTAGGCACTATGGGAGTGATCACTGCAGACAAGGGTGGGGGTGTCTACGCTGTTATTACCGGTCTTGGGCTGGTACAAATACACACATCACATCTTAAGCGGTTGGGTATGGCAGTACCAGATCGCACACTAAATGACTAATCATATGACTAAAACAATGAGACATATACGATTTATAATATACTCATGAAGGAAGGTGTAGTGTGGATGTAACTAATATCATTGCTAGCGGATCAAGCGATACTGACAAGTCTCTCAAGTGGGCTGGAATCGAAGAGCCACCGGTGGGTGGCATCTTGATGATGCCCGGTGGAGACATCAAACTACTGTTACCCTCTCCAGACGATACTGCCGGAGAGATAGACATCGAGGAGTGGACTCAAGTAAGCACCTGTCTGAGTTTTCTCATGTATGCCCTTAACCGAAAAGACTGGATGGTTGACTTCATGCGCTATGAGTCTGAGCTCGAGGGTCTTATAGAGGAAAGCTTCGAAGAGATGGAGCGTAATCGCATGAGGTCCAAGCTCCGGGTGATCGACGGCGGCAAGGCCGACACGGATGCGGAGAGTGGGAGTGATCTCGCTACATGAAAGTCAAGGACCTTACCGAGGGCATGATGCTCCGGGCGCGTTCCGGTCTATACGTGTACGGCGCGCCGCATGGGTCGCATCTTCAAGTTAGCAAGTTCATGGCATGGTGGGATGATTGGGAGCCGGCTGAGAATGAGGTCATAGTGTATCTCGGTGATCATTCTGAGGAACAGTTCATCAAGACCCATGGTAGAACCATGGATTCTAAGCGTACGCTCGTACGGGAGGTTCTGTGGCGAGGCCGCGTCTGGAGGGTTAGACCTTCTTTTTGGCAACATGTTTTTCCAACCGTCGAAGGCGAGCGCGCAGCCAAGGGCTGCGATGAGCCATCGATGTCAATCATGATAGCAGATCAATATCTCCTGGAGGCCGGCTGTGGGTGAGACAGTACACTCCATTAAAGTGGGTTCGCTAGTTCAATGCCGTGATACTGATCGTATTGGTGTCGTACTACGCTGCGACCTAGCTGATAATGACCTTAAGTGTGTCGTATCATGGGGTACGGGAGAAACTAGTCACGTCGCCTCCCTCGATCTCGAGCTTCTAGATAAAAGTTAGGGCCCCCTGCGCGCGCGAAGCCGGCAGGCCGGTTACTAACAAACTAAACTAAAAAAACCAACTTTCCTGTGCAAATCGCCCCCGGGGTGGTGTATAATAACCATGTACTTAAGGAGGAAAGGCATAATGTCTGTTTCAGTTGGTGATCGAGTTCGTTCTTTTGATTTTTCTACCTCACCCGGTGGACGTGATCTTGATGGTGACCGTGCCTGTTTTGTAGAGGGTCGTGTTGAGTCGCTGGTTACTGTTGAGGGCTGCCTTCGATATCGTATTCTAGTTGAGCGTGATGTTTTCGGCGGTGAGGATTCTACTACTCGAGTGGGTCGCTATACGCATCCTCCTGTTAACGGTACCCCGCGTCTTATCGGTGGTGCCTCTGTTACTAACTTTGTGGAGTCTTTGTAATGATTACGCTTACTGAATCTTGGAACTCTGGTACATGTACTTTTCCGGTTGGGACGGTTTTCATTCCGCAGCGACCAGCTCGTAACGGAGGCACCGTATACACCTATGGCACACCAGGCGGTGGTCATGGTGAAGTGCTGCTTAACATGGGTATTATCCCAGGAGAATAATATGTCAGTTCTTAATCTTTCAGATTTTCGTTTTCTGCCAGATCGTAACGGTTGGGGTCGTCCCGATGGTCGTGGTGATGGTGGTGTTGTGGTTCCGTTTGATGCGGTACCCTTTGGTGCATTCGGTGCGGCGCCTCGCGCTATTTCAGTTGTAGATCGTCGTGGTCGTGCTGTTGTTTATACCGGCGGTGGGCCTACCTATTTTGCTGATTCCGAGGCTGGTACTAAGGATTTTGCGGGTTGGTCTTATTTTGAGGATGATGATACTGAGGATCTAGATGGTCCATGTGTTCAGCTCTTTGTTCTTCATCCTGATTATCCGGAAGCCGATTATCTTGCACTTCATGGTGTTTGCGGAGACTCTCTATAGTGTCAACCTTCTTCGTTTTATTCGGTGCAGCCTTTGTGATTCCCTTCACCCTCATTATGACATGTCATTTTCTCCCAGCTAAGGATCATAATGAAAGTAGGTGATCTCGTTAGGTCTTATGACGGTCATATTGGTATTGTTGAGAAAGTCGACAAGGACTACTACGGTGCACGGCAGGCTTTCAAGATCTATAAGTCTCTAGAGCGTGGTAAGTGCATCCGAGGTAATATGGTTGATGGGTTCGGTCCGACAAAAGATGGGATATCTGATAGAGTGTTGGTTCTTTGGGGACACGCTTTTGCTACATACGAAAAATCAAACACACTAGAGGTAATTACTAATGAGTAACGGCGACAAACGACTCCAAGTCGACACCAAGATCCTTAACGAGATTAAAGACGATATCAACCACTCCCGTAAGATCGCTGCGATCAAGAAGCTTAGAAGTGCGACGAACACTGGCCTCAAAGAGGCCAAGTATGCTGTTGAGCGCATGGAACATGAGATGGGCCTTAAGAGCCACCCGCATGCGATCAAAGACGGACACAAGGTTGGCCCTAAGACATTTATTAGAGCAATTACATTTGACCTCGGTGGCGGTGAGCTTACTGTCGATCTTGAGGCCATGGAGATGCGTGCCTTAATGGGACTCGATGTCATGGGTATCAATGAGGTCGCTCGTGTTCTAGATCTGGTCAAGATCTTAAAAGCTTTTTCAGATGGTGATGATATTAATATTACCAGCATGCTCACTTCCGATGATGATACCCTATAGTTCTAGAGGGCTCTTAGAGGGATCTGGTTGGTCCCTGGTTGCATCCTTACTATAGTAACGAGGTTTTATATGCCCTTGAGTTTTCGTGATCTCCAGAGGCATTTAATTTTTATTGATACAGAGGTGTACATTTATGACTTAGAGTATAAATTTACTATGCATCAAAAAGAGGAGTGTTTTCCTCTTGAGTTTGAAGTAAGAATGTGATCACACAACTAGGAGATAATCACAATGACAATGAACAGTATTTTTCCGATTAATCGAATGAATCAGTACGCGGATGGTTACATCCGTGATCTAGACACCGAGCTAGATAATCTTTTGGGGTCCTTCTTTGGGCCCACACGACGCCGCGGAGAGTCCACGTCGTTTACTAACGTTCCTCGTGCAAATATTGCGAAGAACGATGAGGGCTATACCATTGAGTTGGCCGTCCCGGGAATGAGCCGCGAGGATTTAATCATCAGCGTGGAGAACAACACACTAACAGTCTCAGCAGCTGTGGAGAATGTTCAGGGCGATGTCGAGGACATGTACACCAGCAAGGAGTACTCTTTCTCTTCTTTCGCTCGTTCGTGGACCCTTCCCAAGGGTGTCAATGCTAACTCAATCGGAGCACGTTACCATGCCGGCATTCTTGCTGTTCACGTTCCCGTGAGTAGCGAAGAGGTCCGTAAGCTTACTATTGATGTTGAATAACTGACATCGTCTAAGCTATATAGCTCTCGGGGCGCCCTTTTTGGGCGCCCCTTTTTTATTGTCATTAGATATTTAGTATCATGGCAACATTTAATCTTAAGAAACTAGAGACGTGGAAGACAGAAGAAAATACCATTAAGGTATTTGACAATCTATGTAAAGCCGGCTCCAAGCTTATTGTCGATGTGGGGGCAGAAGTTGGATATTATACTAAGCGCGCGCTGATCTCTGCCTCTGATGAGTGTATCATCCACGCTTACGAACCAGACAGAGAGGCATTTAGTCACCTCCAAGCAGTAATCGGTGACCACCCGAGTGGAAACAAAAGAGTCAAGGCCCACAATACAGCCATCGGCTGTCGTACTGGAACTACGACAATATATACAGGACATAAGTCATCAACATGCAAGAAAAAGCCTAAATGGAGCAAATCATCGTACCAGGTAGATACTAGGTCTATAGACGATTTATACCTTGCCACCGATCTTGTTATTGATATTCTTAAAATAGACACAGAGGGGTATGAGCTTGAAGTACTCCAAGGTGCAACCGAAATGATAAAAAATAAGAGAATTAATCACATCATTCTAGAAGTGCACTACCCAATGATTCCTCCCAAAGAAGGTGATATCATTCTGGCGCTACTTAAGCGTAATACTTACAAAGTTATAGAAATCAAAGAGCCTAGTTGTAATAATGGAAACGTTTCTTTTATAGCTTCTCTTTGATTCTACACAAATAGAAAGCTTTAAGGAGCGGAAATATGAAGCTAGAAGAAAATTTTTCTCTGTCTGAGTTTAAGTGCCGTGACGGCAGTGACGTCCCGGAAGATCTCATGGACAATGTTTGTCTACTGGCAAAAAACCTTCAAGTTCTAAGAGAGCATGTCGGACTACCCATACGAGTTATAAGTGGTTATCGATCCCCCAAATACAATCGAAAAATTGGCGGGGCTAGAAAGAGCCAACATATGGTTGCAAAAGCGGCAGATATCAAGATTAAGGGAATGACCCCCGCTGAAGTCAAAGCTGTTATAGTTGAGCTTATCAAAGAAGGTAAGATGAACGTGGGCGGAATTGGCCTATACACTACCTTTACTCATTATGATGTAAGGGGCAGGAACGCGCGCTGGTATGGTAAAGGTGTCAAGGACGATCGTCCTTAATGTGTTTACCCATCTGATCAAATGTATATAATAGTTATCTAGGAGAATTACCATTATGAAATCACCTAAGCTTTGGGAACCTCGGTTCATCAACAATAGCAAGATACCTGTCTGGCTTAGCAAATTAGCACCTATCGATATCTGGGCTATTAGCTTCGGCTTTTGGGTTTGGTGTAGAGGCGAAATGAATAAGACGACACGGCGCCATGAGACAATTCATTTTCAACAGCAGCTAGAATTAGGATTTGTTCTGCAATGGCTTCTTTATGTCACATTCTGGCTTGTAGGTCTCGTACGATATCGAGACGGTGCTAAAGCGTATAGGGAAAATCCGTTCGAAAGGGAAGCCTATTCTAATGAAAAGAAGCCCACTTATTTAGGCAAGCGCAAAAGATATGCATGGACTGCTTATATTCGTGAATAGTTATCTGTGTTGCATCATATGTAATACGAAACATCACACATGTTTGTAGTGTTAACTTAAGTTGAAGAAATCAGTTCATGAAAAATTTTATAATTATAATTGCTGTATCGCTTGGATTATTCGCAAATAGTGCACTAGCTCAGCCGAAGAGAAAAAATATTATTTCGAAAGAGACACCCAGTCTAGAACTTCGGCTAGATAAGAAAGAAGATTCAAATATACGTTATCTTCCTATCTGGATTGTAGAAGACGCTTTCAAGCACAAAATAAGAAAATATATCTGGGTTCCTTCTGAAGACGGCAACATCTTGGTGCTTGAAGCTTCTAGTTCCGCAATTCTCCGGCTAGCCTGGAATCAGGATACCTATTCACATGAAGCAAAAACGAAAACGAATTAAAGAATGGGCCGCTGACACCCGACCCATGGGCACTGTCCCCGGAAGAAAGGACTCACAGGTATACGCCGGTGGCATGGGGGGAGCCGGGCTCCCTCTAATCGATGGTGTAGATGTTGATATCTACGTAACCGGTCTAGACTCAGCCGTGGCCGGCCAGCATGGTAGTAAACAGCAGTTTGCCGTAGAAATATCTGTTGAACAAGATGCAGATCTAGAACCTGATTTACGTACATTCCATGATGAAGAAGAAGCTACTCTCTACGCTAGGAAGTATCTAGACTTTCTTATGCAAGTACTAAATAACTCAGACACATAATCTGTACAACGCGTACTTAGTGACTTATACTTTTATATGACACGTGAAAAGCGATCGAAAATTAAATTCGAAACACCCGGGCCTGTGGAACTGGGTGGCTACAAGCGTGGTGACATTGTCTACTGCTTTCGATGGCCCGATGAGCTTTTAAGCGAAGGAGAGATCAAGTGGTTTCATGAAGAAACAGAAGGCGGGCCGGCCTTTACATTCATGTGTAGCGTCACAGGATCTTACCGATTATCTCTTATGAAAGGAATCATAGCAAATCCCACCACGCAACAACGTTCGAAGATCAATGGAGCTGTTGTGCGAAAAATCAGAAGAAATAATCAGAAGCCGAAGAAGAAGTAATCAGAAGCCAAATACAAAATGATGTAGGGCATCCTGATGAACGTCTGCACGTGTTTCTTCTTTAGGGATCGTTGCCATGAGGGCCTGGATTGATGTTAACGACGATGCCAGGGCTACATGTTCAAAATGAACCATGGCAGAGTGGATTACTCCGATGATTTCTCCGTCGTCGTTTAAGACAGAAGATCCGGATGAGCCAGGTCTGGCAGGTACAGTATAAAAATAGTTTCCTTTAGCGTCGCTGCCTGAGTATCTTCCTTCAAAATGTAACTTGACACCAGGGTTACCCGGTTCAAAGATTCCAAAGGGTGCAGCAATATTAAAGACCGGTGCGCCGACCTTGGGCATATTGGATGCTACATCAACTTCTCTTTGTATTCCCCATCCGCCGTCTGATTTGATCAGACACACATCATTTAGTACATCAGTAGAGTGAACAACAGAAATATGAGAAATACCTTCGCCATCGATGGCTGTTATTAAGGTTGCCTGTTTGACTGTGATTACTGCTACTCTTCTTGGGTCGCCAGATCTTAATTGATACGGCATTTCGAATACTGTTTCTTTTGGGTGACTGCATACATGGTCTGCAGTCAGAACATAAGTCTTGCCACCGACTGTTTTCACAACAGTCCCGGAACCGCTGGTCTCTATAGTCCTGGGTGGGAGCATGGACAGCAGACTTTCACATTTTTCTCCCGTTCCCTTTACTGTACAGTCAGCCGGCTTTAGCCTAAGACTTACTTCAATCAGCGTGAAAGACGGGGGTTTATAGGGCGCGGTATAACTTGAGGTTAAGTTACACCCATTGCACCCGGAAAGAGTTGCACAAGAGGTTAGCAGAAGACTAAACCACAAGGTAGTCAGGCCAATGGTAAAATGTTTGAATCGTTTGTAGGGGTCCATAATCAGTCTATATGTAATTGCGTAATAGCTACTTTCTAAGTATCGAATGAGAAAATTATGTGGCAATCTTTGTGTTACACGCAGGGATTCACGCAGTAGTTTTCATATAAAAGTAGGAGAAAGAAAGTGCCTGCAGATAAAGACTACCTAGTTCTTTTTGATATGGACGGGACATTAACAGCGGCCAGAAAAAAAGCTGACTGGACAATGGTCAACCCATTGAGAACACTTAGCGAATTCGCTGATATCGGCATTGTGACTGGCAGCCCCATGGTCTATCTAGAACAACAGTGTGAAATTTTATGGTCTGAGCTAGGCTCTGTTAACGTTGACTGTATTTCTTTATTCCCGTGTAACGGAACTCAGTCCTACTCATTCTCACCCAATAAGAAAAAATGGGTAGTTAACAGTAGTACTAACATGCGTGATCATATTAGCGATACCAATTATCGGAACATTGTAAGAGAGATTCTTTCAATTCAGGCAAATTATGCTGACAGACATCATAGCATGCCTCTCACAGGAAATTTTATATCAGACAGAAAAAGTATGATTAACTGGTGCCCTGTGGGACGAGATGCTGAAGACAGCGATCGTAAGGCATTTCAGATATTTGATAAGAAACATCAGTGCAGAAAGTTTCTTATACGGGAGCTTGAGGAGACACTTGATTATTTGGGAATTTCTACCATTACTAGCGTGATGGGTGGCAACACATCAATTGATATCTACCCAGAGGGGTGGGATAAAACGTACGTGCTGCGACATGTGCAGTCATATGAAGCTGTGTATTTCATAGGGGACCGATGTGATGAATATGGAAATGATAGAACATTATACGAGGCACTAGAACCTGGTATCGCTAGCTTTGAGACCACGGGACCTGAGAACACAATATCTCATATCAATCATATCACAAATGTGCTAAGGACCACACAAAATGTCTGATAACGGTGTGTATGATATGATTCAGTCTGATGCGTTTTCAGACAATTGTCTGTGTAAGCTAACAATGTTTGCCAGACATGAATGCCTTCATTTCAATGACCCATCGTATATTGGCACTAGCATGTCTAAGTCTGATCTTCCATTACAATTGTTTAATTTTATTTCTTTGCCTGTGTGTGATAAGCACCCTACGAAAGAGATGATAAAAAATCTTTTGGACGGAAAGCCATTTGACCTGCCACATGTAAAAACAATAATGAGTTTACATTACCAAAAAATACCGGGTATTAGAGTAAGTGAGTTTAATAAGACCCACAAGAAAGTGTTTGTATCCTTTGAGTTTTCGTTATGGGCTACGATCGGTCAGCTTAAGCTTATGGAAGAAGAAGACATCTCAAGGCTACACATAGAAGCACACACTGCAGTGGGGATATTAGAGTTATAACATGAATAGAACTGAGTTCAAGAAAAAAGTTTCTGCACAGTGGGGGCCGCTAAGCAAAGAGCACAGCATGGTGCGTGAGTTGGTCAAAAAGTCAGAGAAATGGGACCAACACGAGTATGAAAAATTTGGCCCGCCCAGGTTCCACGAATCCGAAAGGGAAGTCCCTCGGAAAGAAAAACATGCACAATTGCGCGCCGAAAAAGATTCATGGCTTCCCAATGATAGAGAAGTATTTCGAATAACCTGGTCTTATTTGTTCGCCCGGGCAGGATGGATTGTTATGATGTACATAATAATGTTTGGGTTTTTCGGACTCATGTTCCTGGCGATGTGGATGATGACAACATGATAAACACTTGGAGATATCTTGACAAAACGTAAAAAGCTTTGGAGTAAAGAATCCTTATACACTACTGTGGATGGGCTTGAAGTAAAGATGGACAGCACATGGGAGGTCGCCATGGCAAAGAAATTGGACGAGCTTGGGGTTAAGTGGGCGCGTGATGAATCATTGGTTCTAGAATATCGAACAATACGGGGGAGAAAGCGTCGTTATATTCCAGACTTTTTCTTGCCTGAGTATGACCTCTATATTGAAGTCAAGGGATACTGGACAGATGCTGCGAGACATAAGATGACCGACGTGCAAGAGCGTAACCCAGTAAAGATATTGATTCTAGAAACACTAGATGCTATTGAAGGTGTAAATCTTGATTCGTTCAAATAGAATATACATGTATGCCATTGTAGCTCAGTTGGTAGAGCAGTGCTCTTGTAAAGCACAGGTCGGAGGTTCGAGCCCTCTCAATGGCTCCATACACAAACTAAGGTGTCTATATGTTTAAGCTACCCGAGAACCTTCCCAATTGGTTTTCTAAGAAGGTGGTGGTCAAAGAAACAGCTGATCGGGGCTTGGGTGTGTTTGCAATTGAAAATATTAAAAAGCACGAAATTTTTGAACGTGCTGCAGTGCTCATATTCTCACCTGAAGTGTTCAGGGTAATAAGAGACTCAGACCATTTCCAGGGAAGAGATCACACTTTAATGCACTACACATTTAATTGGGAAGGGGGACAATGTGCTGTTGTTTGGGGGAATGGCTCTCTATACAATCATGGCAACGGCGACGCCTCTAATTCAAGCTATAGAATGCAAACAAAAATACCGTGTGTAGAATTCTACGCTAAAAAAGTAATAGAACCCGGAGAAGAGATTTTAATCCACTACTTGCGTGGTCGGTGTGATATCGATTTTTGTGATGATGGAACTTGGATGGAGTCAGGTCATACGTTGGTTACAGCACCTCGCGCCGGCAGCGCCTTAACTTCTCTTGACGGAGACTGGACAGACCAGGGCTAGTTTGATAAGCTTATGAAGATCAAGTCATTAAAGAGATATGAGGTTGCCTTTGATGACGAAGAAGTTATTGAGTCTTTAGTCCATTGGCTATCACGCGTGCGGTCTAGAACAGACACTATTAACATCGGCTGCCTCATTCATAATTCAGACGCTTCTCTCGTTCGCAAGGGAAAGAAGATAATACTTAGATTTGATTGGGACGAAGACACCAAAGAGATCTAGATGTACGAATATAGAGCGAAAATAACTGCTGTCTACGACGGCGATACAGTAACAGCAGATATCGATCTGGGTTTTGAAGTGTGGCTGCGCGGGCAACGCCTTCGCCTTCTTAATATTGACACACCTGAAGTCCGCGGTAAAGAAAAGAAAGAAGGAATTGTTTCGCGTGATGCGCTCAGAGACAGAATTCTTGGCAAAGAAGTAATCGTTATGTCTGATCGTAGAGGAAAGTACGGCCGCTGGCTAGTTGAGATATTCTTAGATGAAGAGAATATCAACTCATGGCTTCTAAACGAAGGCTACGCAATTCCCTACATTTAATCAACTCTTCTAATACTTTTCCATCTTGCAGTTTATTATTGTTAAGTAGGGAGTTGGATTTGTATAGAACAATTGTTATAGACCCACCATGGAAGAAATCTAATGGGGGCGTTGGTCATAAGACTTTACAGCCATCGACCCATTACGATGTTCAATCTAAGCATGAAATTGTAAAGACAATCAAGGACTGGACTTCACATCACATAGTAGCTCCGGAGGCACATCTGTACTTGTGGACTGTCAATACATTCTCAGCTGGGTCAGACCAGGGTATTCTGCCGGCTCTTTATGTTTGTGAAGAGCTGGGGTTCAAGCCCATTACCTTGATTCCATGGGTTAAGTCTAATGTTGGAAGTCCCACGCCGTACGGAATGAGATACACAGAAATGTGCATTTTTGCTGTTAGATATCGTAAAGGCATGGGAAAAAATACCAGATACTCAGGCACAGATGATGTTGAGTCTGTCCCTAATGGGAAAGGACTGTGTGGTTCTAGAGACTATATTAATGCGCCAAGAAGGCAGCACTCTAGAAAGCCTGAGGAGTTTTATACATGGGTTGAAAGCAGAAGCAGAGGTCCCTTTCTAGACTTATACTCTAGAACCTCCCGGCCAGGATGGACCAGCGAAGGAAAACAGGCCGGCCAATGGAAAATTTAATTTAATGTGCGGGTGTAACTCAATTGGTAGAGTATCAGTTTTCCAAACTGAATGTTATGAGTTCGAGTCTCATCTCCCGCTCCCTTTTACAAAAACTTAGGAGTCATAAAATGTACAAATTTGTTAAGAAGAATGGAATTCAAATGTCAGATGATAATTCATCTGACGATGCAGCTGAGGCAATTGCTGCATTGATGGAAATGACAGGAGCTGGTGGCACTGGACCGATTGGCATGCCAGAAGCACCTGGAAAAGGGGTCGAAGTAGACGAAAATAGAATATATTTTTATGCTCCTGTCACTGATAGCACTGTGTTAGAGCTTATTAAAATTCTAAGATCACTCGATATCGAAATGCAAGTTTTAGCGCTTAGACTTAAGGTATCCCGGGTGCCTATTGAACTCCATATTCACTCCGGGGGTGGTGACCTTTTTGCTGGATTGGCTGCAGTAGATGTCATTCAAAGCCTCAAGTCACCCATCCACACATACGTTGAGGGGCAAGCAGCTAGTGCAGCGACGCTCATGAGCCTTGTGGGCGACAAACGTTTCATGTATAAAAACTCATTCATGCTAATTCATCAGATATCTTCTTTAATGGTCCACGGAACTCATGAACAATTTAAGGATGAATTTGAAAATCAACAAAAGCTTATGGACAAGATTAGGCAGCTCTATATCGATAAATCTGATATGTCTCCCGAAGTTGTTGATGAAATTCTAATTCGCGACTTATGGCTAGACGCAGAAAAATGTCTTGAATACGGTCTAGTCGACAAAATTGTTTAACATTTAAGGAAGGTATACATGGATTACTCAAAGATTTTTCCGTACCCTGTCATCCGTGAGCAGCAAGAAGAAGCAATTAATTTTAGCATTGATGCTTTGTTGAATAATGACAAGAGATTTGTTATTATTGAAGCCGGTACCGGAGTTGGGAAAAGTGCAATTGGATACACAGCTGCGAACTATATAAACCAACACATCATGACAAATGACAAATATGTTCCGGGTTCTTTGTATGTTACAACACAAAAAATTCTGCAGGATCAGTACATCAATGACTTCGCAACTCGAGGAATGCGCTCTATTAAAAGCTCATCTAATTACACATGTAGTTTTAAGAAAGGAAATACTTGCGGTGACAGTCTTAAGGAATTGAGAGTAGAAGATAAATCATCTAGATTCTTCAAGGCGTGTACATTCAAATGTGTGTATAGAAAATCAAAAGAAGACTTTATCTCATCTAAGAATAGTGTAACAAACTTTCCGTATCTTCTCACAGAGTCAACTTACTCTAAGGGAATTAAGCCGAGAAATATTCTTGTGGTCGATGAGGCACACAACGCAGAGTCAGAACTTAGTAAATTTGTAGAAATTACTGTCACCGATAGGTTTTCTAAATCAATGCTTAAGTTGCAGCTGCCGTATCTCAAGACACAAGTTCAGGCTTACAAATGGATATCTGAAGTTTACTATCCTAAGCTCGTCTCTTACAAAAAGCATGTTGCCTCGATGATGGAGAAATTTTCCGGACTTAAAAGTAAGCTTAAAGACTTTGTTACATTGGCGCGCCAGCTGGAGCTCTTAGACGGACACTATGCTAAGATTAAACGATTTCTAGAAATTTATGATAGTGAAAACTGGGTTTTCGAAGTTATTCCTGCTGATGGTCGAAAAAGCAAGCGTTTGCAATTTAAGCCAATCGATGTAGCGCCATACTCAGAAGATATCCTGTTTAGTCTTGGACGAAAAGTTATCATGATGTCTGCTACAATCTTAGACAAAGAGGGGTTTTGTCGGACCCTAGGTATTAATCCGGAGGAAGCAGCGTTTATTTCCTTACCCTCTCCATTTCCCGTAGAGAATCGACCCATTCTTTCTTTTGCTATCGGAAAGATGTCTTACAAAGAAATTGACAAAACTCTACCAAAACTAGCCCAGGCAATTGAGAGCATTCTAGAACAACACGAGAATGAAAAGGGTATCATTCATGCTCATTCTTATAAAATCGCAAACTATCTTAAGCGCAATATCAAGTCCGGACGAATTCTTATTCATGACTCGACCAACAGAGAAGAAGTGCTTAAGAAACATCTGACGTCAAAGAAGCCCACTGTTTTGCTTTCGCCTTCGATGACAGAGGGTGTGGACTTAGTAGACGAAGCAAGTAGATTTCAAGTAGTATGCAAAGTACCCTATCCATATCTTGGTGATAAGCTGGTCAAAAAGCGCATGCATAAATGGAAGTGGTGGTATCCTCTCCAGACTGCAAAGACAATTGTGCAAGCAGTCGGACGAAGTGTAAGAAGCGATCATGACCACGCGGTTACCTACATTTTAGACTCAGACTTTGGCTACTTCTACTCTAGAAATAAACAATACTTTCCAGAGGGATTTCAATCATGTCTCAAGAAATAAAAGGGTTTACAGATATCGAACGCTTTAAGGCACATTTGAACAAGTGGCATCCGGGCAAAAAGATATTTGCTACATCCGGTGGGTTTGATCCTGTACACGTGGGACACTTAAGATGTTTCGATGAAATGCGTAGTATTTCTTGGAACCGCCATGAGGATGCCCTTACAGTGATCATAGTTAACGGAGATGGGTTCTTAGAACGGAAGAAGGGGTTTGCCTTCATGGATGAGAAAGAACGTCTAGAGATCATTTCTGGATTCCGTAGCGTAGACTTTGCAGTACTTTGGAATGATGAAAGTCAAACTGTGTGCGGTGCATTAGAAATTCTCTCTCCTGACTTTTTTTGCAAGGGCGGTGACCGAGATTCTTTCGAAAATGTGCCTGAATCTAAAGTATGTGATGTTATTAAGTGTGAGGTCCTATTTAATGTAGGAGGCAGCAAGGTTCAAAGCAGCTCTTCTCTTGTCAGTAGGATGGAAAGATTTGGGAAATGTACTATCGATATTTGACTTTGACGACACGTTGATTAAATCAACAGCGCGTGTTAGGGTAATTCACAGCGACGGATCCGAAGAGATGCTGAGTACTGAAGAGTATGCTGAGTACACTGCGGAGCGCGATGATGAATTCGACTACGCCGAATTTGATTCATATCCTCCTGGCGCTGAGCCTATCGATAGCACTTTTGGCGCATTGAATAATGCTATAGCTAAGCATGGGGTTGAGAACATAGTAATTCTTACTGCCCGGGCTGCAGATAAACCGGTCAGAATGTATCTTCAAGATCAAGGTCTTACCGGTATTGATATCCAGGCTGTCGGTGACTCAAACCCAATGGTAAAGGCAAAGTATGTCATGAGTCGAATTAAGACAGGCGACTATGATTTAGTGCATGTCTATGAAGACAATGCTAACAATATACGTGCTATTAAAAGAGTTGTAGATGACTCTGGTATCAAATTTCAATCAACGCTAGTTGCTGAATCTTTTTCTTACTTGAAGAAGATCATCAGGACAATTCTAAGGGAAGACAAGATGTCTGTAAAGATCACAAAAAATAACTTGCCTGATGGCGCCGGCGTGGTTGTCGTCAAAAGAATAGACGAAGAATGGAAAGTTCTGGGTCTTAGACTTTATGGCAAGTATGATATCCCTAAGGGCGGCATTGAAGAAGGGGAAGACACTTTCTCAACAGCTCTCAGAGAAACTCTAGAAGAAGCCGATATCTCAGAACTTAATTTTAGATGGGGTAAAGAGCCCAAATTAATTTCTGGTAAAGCTAATATTACAGTATACATTGCAGAAACAACACAGGACCCAGCAGTTAAGAAAAATCCTCACACTGGAGTCTTTGAACATCATGCTGCTGCATGGGTTGATTGGGACTTCATGGAGAACCGCGTTTATGATTACCTCAAGCCGGCAATATTGTGGGCAAGGAGTGTCGTTAATGATACATAAGAGATTTACTGCAGCAAATCCCAGACCATACTTAGAGTAGAATTATGTCCATTTTCAGAGAACACAATACAAACGCAGACAGATCGGCATCTGACCGACGTCGGCATAACAAAAAAATAGAAGAAGCCATCAAGGATGGTGTACACAGTATTGTTGCTGAAGAGTCTATTATTGGCCAGGACGGCAAGAAGAAGATTAAGATCCCAGTTCGAGGAATCAAAGAGTACCGATTTGTCTACGGCGATAACAATCAAAATAAAAAAGTAGGGTCTGCTCCAGGCAAAGATATTAAGCGTGGACAAAAGATAGGAGATGCTCAGCAGCGTCAGCAAGGTCAAGGTAATCAGGCAGGCGATGAGCAAGGTGAAGAATACTACGAAGTAGAAATTACGCTTGAGGAGTTGACATACTATCTTTTTAATGATCTAGAGCTTCCGGACTTAGAGAGAAAGTCAATCACAAACGTGACCGGAGAGAAATGGAAAAGACACGGTTATCGTAATGATGGAATACGGCCTCGCCTTGATAAGAAAAAGACTGCGGTCAATAGGATCAGGAGAAAGAAGGCAGCGGAAAAAAGAAGGATTGAAGAGGGCGGCGAAGATGATGGAGAAAGATTTCTATTCAATCAAAATGACCTCAAATATCGTCACATAAAAAAGACACTCAAAGAATCCTCTAACGCTGTTATCTTCTTTTTAATGGATATCTCTGGTTCAATGACCCAGCATAAGAAATTTTTAGCCCGAAGCTTTTACTTTCTTCTTTATCACTTTATCAATAACCGGTACGAAAATTGTGAAGTAGTATTTGTTGCACATGATACTTCTGCTTACGAAGTTGATGAAGACAGATTCTTTAGAAGAGGGAATAGTGGGGGCACCATAGTTTCATCAGGTCTGGAGAAAGTCAATGAAATTATTGACAAGAGATATCATCCTTCTGCATGGAACGTTTATCTTTTCCAGTGCTCAGATGGGGATAACTGGCCATCAGATCTACCAGCAACTATTAAAATAGCAGAGACAATTAAAGAAAAATGTCAGCTGTTTGGCTATTGTGAAATTGAGCCGGATTCAGACAGACTTAAGTGGATATCTGAGGGATCAAGAATGTCGTCGACTTATGAAACAATTAAAGACAAGCGTCTTAAGATTGTAAAGATTCATCAGAAGGAAGACATCTGGCCGGCATTCAAGAAACTACTTGGTAAAAGAGTAGCAATTCCGGCGGGATCCGCATAAAATGTTTAATGTAGACTGGAATACAGATTTTCTTACAGAATGGGATGACAAGATTATTGACCTGGCACAGTCAGAAGGTCTTGATTGGTATCCTATCAATTATGAAATTTGTGATTACTATAGTATGATTGGTCATATGTCGTATCATGGCATGCCATCTCATTATGGTCACTGGTCACATGGCAAGACATTTGAAGTAACACATCAAAAATATAATCTGGGCCAGGAAGGTCTTCCATACGAACTCATTATTAACAGCGACCCATCCATCGCCTATCTAATGAGAGAAAACCCAGCATACCTACAGCTTCTTATCATGTGTCACTGTGTGGGACATTCTGACTTCTTTAAGAACAACAGGATGTTCCAAGATACTAGAGCTGGTACTGTTATACAGAGATTTCGAAATGGTAAGAAACGAATTCAAAAGTATGTAGAGAATCCCAACATTGGTATTGAAAAAGTAGAAAAAATTCTTGACGCATGTCATGCTGTACAGTTTCAAACTGATCGCTATCCTTTCATGAAACAGACAGAAAAACAGATAAGACAGAAGTACGTTGATATAATAAACAACGATGAGGACGGAATTTATTCAGAATTTGATATTAACAAAGTGCCTCTAGAGCCCAATTATGATGTACTAGAGTTTGTTAATAATCATGCGAAGCTAGAGCCTTGGACACAGGATGTAATAGAAATATGCAGAGACCAAGCAAAGTACTTCATTCCCCAAATGCAAACTAAAATTATGAATGAAGGGTGGGCATCGTTTTGGCACTATCGCCTTATGCACAAACTAGAGTTACCTCAAGAGTACCATATCCCGTTTCTTAAGAGTCACAATCAAGTTGTTCGCCCTCATATCGGCGGCTTAAATCCTTATCACCTTGGCTTCGAAATGTTCAAGCGTATCGAAGAGAGGCATGGTATAGAAGAATGTTTTCTTGCAAGAGAAACAGCACATGATGTCTCTTTTTTACGACAATACCTTACACAAGAAGACTGTTACGATTTAGGATTGTTTAGCTACGCTAAGAACAAGGAGCAGCTTGAGATAACAGACATCTCCGACGAAGGCGGGTGGAAAAAGGTTAGAGATGATCTTATTTCACAAGTTGGAACAAACGGGATACCTGTTATTTACGTAGACGATGTAGAGGATGGGAATGTATTAGTATTAAGACACGATCACGATGGAAGAGACATAGATTTGGGGCATGCTGATGAAGTTGTGCTTCATATTAGTCATCTTTGGGGTGACGTTGTCAAACTATATACTGAAGTCGAAGGTGACATTTGGGAAATATAAAATCGGAGAACCATAAACATGGCTACTAAGAAGAAAAATGAATTTTTAGATCTGATAAAGACTCAGAGAAGTAAGAAAAAGAAGCAAAAGTTCAAGGGAACGCTTCTAGACTATTTTGACTTGGTCAAGGAAGATCCTAGTATCACTAAACTAGCGCATAAGCGCCTATATCATGCCATTATGGATTATGGTATGGAGACAATGCCTGAGTCTGATATTCGTAAAAATAAAATATTTGATGGTGACAACATCAAGATTTACGATTATTTCCAAACCGAATTTTTTGGTCATGAGCGAGTCATCGCAAAGATAATGAGGTTTCTCAAGTCAGCGGCTAAAAGAGGCGAAGAATCACGCCAGGTTATTCTTTTAATGGGTCCTGTTGGTGCTGGAAAATCTGCATTAACAGAACATATTAAGGAGTCTATAGAACAACTGTCGTATTACCATCTTGAAGGTGACCCACAACGAGGTGAACCCTTGCAGTTGATTCCTCGAGGCTTACGCGGGAAATTTGAAGAGGCACTTGGCACAAAGATCGAGGGCGATATTAGTCCTATTGCGCGCCACAAGTTAATGCATGAGCTTGAAGGAAAGTACGAAGAGTATACTGTCGTTGAGTCCACGTTTTCCCAGCGAGGACGTCGTGGAATTGCATCAGTTCCACCTATGGATGCTAACAGCCAAGATGTCGGTGTTCTAATCGGCTCAGAAGATATCTCCAAGCTGGATCGATATTCAGAAGACGACCCACGTGTCCTCTCCTTGACAGGCGCGTTCAATATCGGTAATCGAGGTATTGTTGAGCTAGTTGAAGTATTCAAAAATGAAATTGAATTTCTCCATACTATTATTACAGCAACGCAGGAAAAGAGAGTTCCCTGTCCCGGTAAGCATGATATGCTTCACTTTGATGGGGTCATTCTGGCCCACTGTAATGAGTCAGAGTGGAATAGATTTCAGAGCGAACACACCAACGAGGCTATTCTAGACCGTGTGGTAAAGATTAATGTCCCGTATGTTCTAGAGCTAGATCAGGAAATGCGGATCTATGAGAAAATTCTCGGTAGATCAGACTTCACTTCACATATCGCACCTCACACACTTCGTGTTGCATCAATGTTCTCTGTTATGTCTCGTCTTAAGCAATCACAAAAGTGTGATATTTTGACAAAGATGAAAATTTATAACGGCGATGATGTTATTGAAAAGGGGCGTGTAAAGAAGGTTGATATTCGAGATCTTAGAGAGGAAGCACCAAACGAAGGTATGTCCGGAATCTCAACGAGATTTATTATGAAGGCCATCGACAATGCTTTGTCAGACGCAGAAAAAAATATTATCACGCCGGTATCTATTATTAACTCTCTCAGAAAGCAGATCAAAGAGCAATTAATAGATGAGGACTTTAAGGAAACATGCTTACAGCTTATTCAACAGGTAGTAAGAGAAGAATACCTTAAAATTCTTGAGACAGAAATTGCCAAGGCGTTTATTACTGCTTATGAAGAGCAAGCCCAGTCCTTGTTTGATGCGTATCTAGATAATGCAGAAGCTTACACAACACGTCAGAAGCTTAAAGATCAGATCACTAAGCAGGAAATGGAACCCGACGAAAACTTCATGAAGTCAATCGAAGAACAGATCGGAATCACAGGATCAGCTAGAGACGGATTCAGAAGTGATGTTACAGCTTACATGTTTGCTAGAATGAGAAGAAATGACACAGTTGATTACACATCGTATGAGCCGCTCAAGGAAGCAATTGAATCGTATCTTATCTCATCTGTCAAAGACATGGCACGAATCGTCACAAAGTCTAAGACTAGAGATGATGATCAACAAAAGAAATACAGTGACATGGTGCAGGTTATGATTGATGAGTACGGGTATAATGCAGACTCTGCAGAAGAGATTTTAACTTATGCCAGTAATAATCTGTGGCGTGATAGCTAAAAGGAGATTTCATGAAGATTCAAATGCCAGAAGTGTTAACATTGTCATCAGCTATATTATTGGTTGGTGGTCAGATAATTCCAGGATGGGTATTCTTTAGTTTAGGAATACTCGGTGCAATAATGAGGCTCGGCCTAGAACAGCAAGCAAAGCAAGAGCAGGCAAAAACAATTGAAGGCACAGCTCAGTCAATTACAGATGCCGGTGAAGCAATCGGTAAATTCCTAAACGCACTAGGAAGTTCTGGTCGAAATAGTAACACTGACTTGAACTAAGGTCGGTTTTATGTCGACATCAGTATTACTCCGAAGTGAGATAGACCAAAATATAAGATTACTTCTCAATGAAACACAGGGGAAAGTTGATGGCATACTGCGTCATCAACTTTCTTTTTTGTATGGTGAAAAAGTAATTCAAGCGCTGCCCGGAGATGTGCTAAGGGTAATCACAGAATTGATCCCTAATGATTCGAAGAATCAGACCCTTAGAAACCTATTGATTAACACAGTGGTGACATCAGAAGGACTATGGGCTGGGTCTGGGATCATATCATTGTTGGCCCTCCTCGAGTCTAGCAAATCATTTCAGAAAAATAAATTAATGAACGTACGTTCTTCGTATGACTATTCGAAATTAAACAGATCGATCGGCATAAACTCGAGGCGTGTCAGCAGTCAAGATATCTTTGAGTCTATTGAACAAATTGTTGGGTCTAAATACGAAATAGAGATTGTTAAGAATACTCTGGAAATGGCTGGGACATCGAGTGCCAACTTACTAGATGAAGTTGGAATCCATACAGTGATTGCTTCCACTAGTGGGTATGTGATAAAAGTTACTTCAAGCGACTTATTCTGGTCAGCTGCAGAAACATCGCTGGTTTCTTTGTACAAATCTAAGATTGTATGCATCGACGGAATTGTTGAGTCAGTCTCTGAAATTCATAATATTATGGACCAGTCCTTCAGAACCGGGCAATCTGCTGTAATATTTGCTAGAGGCTTTAACGATGATGTCACTAATACTCTAGCTGTGAATCATTCTAAGGGCAGGCTAAATGTTATTCCCGTTATAGTACCCTATGACATTAGAGGAATTAATCAGTTAGTAGACATTGCTGTATGTAGTAGGTGTGATGTTGTTTCCTCCCTTAAGGGCGAACTCATAAGCACTATTGAGTGGGATGATTTGAAATCAGTTGATCATATCCGTATTACACCTAAAGAAATCTCCATAGAGAACCGGGGCGCTGCTGGGCGAGTGACATCTCACAAAAACAATATCCAAAATAAATTATCTGCAACGTTTAGAAATTCTGAGGATGAGACTGGCGATTTTACACCGGAGCAGAGCCAGGGTGTTGAAGAGAGTCTTAGGGAGCAGCGATCAATATTACAAGAAAGAATATTTTCCTTAATGTCTTCAGGTGTGACGATAACCCTGGGTAAAGAGCATGGATCATCACGTGGCATTAGACAAGATCGAATATCTACAATCATAAGAATGTATAGCCAAGCATCCCGTTACGGCCTAACAAATCTGCGAAAGTGTAGAGAACAAAAAATAGATCCCATAACAGACCGAGTACTTAGCAAACTTATAGATTCAAACATTACTAGTTTCTCTCCGCCGGGCATGGCATGTGCCTTCAGAGTTGGAATTGCAAATGCAGTGATGATGAATAAAATAGGTGCATGGTTAATGATTGATGAAGGATGATAAAAAGACAAGGTGGAGAAACCAATGGAGATCCCCGTCTAAAGACAACGTACTGTCGTTAGAAGATATCATCAAGGTCATTGCAAAGAATAACTTTCATTCTATTCATATTGGTACTGACTCTCATATAAAGAAAGGGACTAATGGTAACCATGTTTTTGCAACTGTCATTTGTTTATACGAGCAAGGTCATGGAGCTTTCTATTATTTTTCCAGAGAAACACCCAATAGAAAATTTACCAATTTAGCAGATAGAATAATGGAAGAAGCAGCAAGATCCATTGCCATGGCACAAGAGATATACACCAAGTTTCCCAATAGAAAAATTGTTATGCACTCTGACACTAACACAGACGAAAGATACCCAACAACTAAATTTACTAGAACTATTAGAAACTGGGCCTGTGCTGTCGGCGTTGAGTTTGTTGCTAAGCCCGATTCATGGGCAGCGACGAGTGTCGCTGATTGGCATGCGAAATAGTAATTTTACTTAGTCGGTTGCCTCGCTGTATAAATACCTACAGCTATCAAAGGAGATAAACATGTCACTTGAAACAAAAGTGGGTCGAGCGACCCTAGACATAATGGAAGTTGCTAAGACAAAAGTAGCCAGCGGGTTGCTTGAGGCTAGGAACGGAAACGAATTGGAGATAAGCGATGAAGATCTTGCTTTAGTTATGCAGCATGTCAATGCTGCGCTTGATGCAACATTTTCTAGCTCTATTCCAATGCTTCAGAAAATTGTAAAAAACGAAGGCTAGGGTAATGCGAGGACAACAGCACCTACTTCAGTGTCATTGCATGTTACCTCAGTATAGAGGAAGAAAAGATCCTGTATTTCACAAGTTCATTGTGTTTTCTGTGATTGATGACAGTGATACTGTTATACCCAAGTATGTTCAATGTAATAATTGTGGTGCTGTGCATAAAGTATATGATATTTGCAAATCAGAAATGATCACAGGAAAAGATGAACTCAATACTGTCACAACAGTAAGCGAAATTCGAAGAGGGCTCCCAGTAGATCTTAGAGAAATTTTAGAGAGTTATGATTGTGATCTTCCGATTTGGGAGAATGTTTTGTTTATATATCTGAATCAGCTATGGGGGCAAACTGTTGTTATGACTCGAGACACGATGAACGATGAAGTCCAGGGCAAGGTTTTAAGGTTGAATGGTGAAGATTCAATAATGATTGAAAATTACATCATAAGCGAGAGCGTATAGTGAACAGCAAAGCAGAGGAAATACAACCTGTTCAACAAACAGCAACGTTAGAAAACGTAGTTTGTAGAGAGATTGTTCAGGAGATCTTGAAATATGGCGTATCACAAAGTCAAATTATCAAGATTATAGAAATTTTAGCAATGGAGCTAGAAGACCGCGAGACTATGATATCAATAGTTGAGTGTATTAATACCGACCACAGCGTTGAAAAACCAAAAAGTGGCGGCTTAATTACTGACATTTAAGGAGAAAAAACATGTCTGTATTGGACCAGTGGAATGAAATCAAGGTTCTAATTGAAAGCTTAGATCTAGATGTACATAAGAATGCCGGCGGTAACGCCTCGGCGGGTGTTAGAGCACGGAAGGGTTTGCGAGCGTTAAAGAATGCGTCTGCATCTCTTGTTAAGGCAACAATTAAGGAAGAAAAAGATAGAAAGGATTAGTTAATAACGGGGGCGAAACGGTCTCGACAGGGTGCAAGGTCTTGAGGGTGCAAGCAGCCAACGGTAACGCATGGCTTGACAGTGTTACAACAATTTAATTGCCAACAATGACAATTACGAATACGCTCTAGCAGCTTAATCGGGTGGTTTCCTAAAGCCGTCTAACCAATTTAGGATAAGTGGTTGGTCCCATCGAAATAAACAAGACCAAAATGGTTACCCTATTTGTAATAGGTGGATTTCCAAGTCTACATAGGAAATGGGAAAATTTGTAGATACCTTTTTGATTTGGGAATAAGTCAGATAAGCTTGTGAATGACCTGATATGCTAAACATTTTGGACGCGGGTTCGACTCCCGCCGCCTCCACCATTACTTAAACACAGCCAAGAGTATAATTAGCTATATGATTAATCATCTAAAGATAGGGAGTCTAATGAATGGGGTCAAGCACATACAGCTTGGTGGGAAAAATACCGCCCGGACCGATGAAATCGAAACAGAAAGTTTCGAAACAGATTCCAGTAGAAGATTCTAACGATAATAGACTTGTAGGAGATAAGACAATGTCAAACGACCATGGTGGAAATGACGACGACACTTACATCAACGATGCAGACGATTTTGATTTCGTCGAAGCATATGATGATGCGCCGGCGGCAGCAGATGAAAGACTTCTTCCAGAGAATAGTGCTAAAAGCGCAATTTTAGCTGGATTTGTTGGAGTTGGCGGAGGCGGTGGAAAACTAGCTAAAGCATTTCTAGACTTAGGGTTTTCGAAAACCTTGTTGGTTAATACAACAGAAAAGGACCAGCCGGTTGGTGTCGAGGAAGCCAATGTTTTGGTAGTACCAGGCGCAGACGGTGTGGGGAAAGATATTGACTTAGGCAAAAAGATTCTTGGCGAACAAAGCACGATGGTAGAAGATGCTGTTAGAACGCGCCTTGGAAAAGTTGATTGGCTCTTTGTCCTCGCCGGTGGAGGTGGAGGAACAGGAAGCGCATGTCATAGCTTACACGGATCGCTTTCAAGATATCTTGAGTCTATAGAGGCAGCCGGCAAGGTTGTTTATATAGTAACCAAGCCTACAGCTCAAGAGCTTCTTAATCCTACAATTAAGAGAAACTTTGACTCATTAAAGGCTGATGTTTCTAGTCATCCTCATATTATCATTGATAACGAAAAGCAATTACAGTTGCTAAGAGGAAAGGTGGGGATGATGAACATGTTCCCATCAGCGAATAAAAACTTTGCCAAGCTTCTATCACAAATTTTCAAGCTAGCATCAGAGCATTCGCCTATCCAAACATTCGACTCTAAAGATCTAGAGCGCTGTCTAAGTACTGATGGTCGCATGGTCGTAGGAAGTACAGTAGTTAGAGACGTAACTAGAAATGATTTGGGCTCGCTGGTATATCAGGGTTGCCTAAGATCTTCACCTTGTCCGTCACCTACCGGTAATTCCGAAACAGGTGTATTGCTTTTAGTTGTTGATAACGATATGGCAAATGATCCAGAAGTAAGTAGAAGACTGGAGTCAGCATTCTCATATGTTGGCGGCAGGGCAAACACACTCTTCTCCGGAGTCTATGTTAAAGATAGACTTCCAGGACTTATTGCTATAACCCTTATGGGCGGTTTATAAATCAGATAAGTCGACAGTTCTAGAACAAAGTTTCTTCAGCACAGATTTTTCTATTTGACATATTCTCATTCTTGTGACACCAAATATGTCGCCGATCTCTTGCAGCGTCATAGGACCTTTATCAGCAGCAATCATGGTACAGTTGTGGCTTTTATCATAGTCAATCCAATAACGGCAGCTTGTTTTGTTACAGGCTTGCCCGGAAGCTTTATGTTCCTTAAAACACGTTGTTCCTTCTAAAACTTTGTCTTCTGTCTCTTTATCATCTAACAAATTATCACTCATTTATTCGCCTACTTACTTAATGAAAACGTACGCTGAGTAATTAACATGTACACATTTACTAGAAAAGATTAGAGTATACAGAGCATAGGAGCCTCATTGAGAAAATCACTTATACTAGATACGTCAGTTCTTTTATACGACAAGGAGTCGATTCATTCCTTCCCGGGCAATGATGTAATACTACCCTTTACTGTTTTAGATGAGCTGGATCGGAAAAAAGAAGCTCCGGGACTTTTGGGAGAGTCAGCTCGGTATGTTAATAGATTTCTAGATAATCTTAGAAGTTTAGGGCGCCTCGACGAGGGTGTGCTATTAGAAGATAGAGATCAGACTATTAAGATTCTGACGCAAGAAAATCTTCAGCCAGCCAAAGACTTGGGACTTGATGTTGGACAGGGCGATAATAGAATCATCTCTGTAGCCCTCTGCGTTAAATCTGAGGACTCTTCGAAGAAGGTTAAGGTCATCACCAAGGATATTAACTTGAGGGTCAAGTGTGATGCTCTAGGGATTTCCGCAGAAGACTACTATAAGGATCATCTTACATCAAAGCTTACAGAAGATGAAGGATCTGTACTGGCAATTATGATTGAAGATAATAGGGTCACTGAACTTCATGAGAATAATACCGTCGATATCATGGAGGAAGAAGTACAGAAGTTTAGCCTTTATGAGAACTGCTCTGTTGTTGTTACCGGTAACGGAGGCGGTTCAGTCTTGGCAACATACAAAAATTCGTGTCTAATAAAATCTGTCCCCCGCGGGAAATTCTCTGCTGCGCCTGTTAATCCACGTAATAAGGAACAACACTTTGCGCTTTCAGCGCTAACTGATCCTGACATTCCACTAGTTTGTTTAACAGGCATCGCAGGCTCAGGAAAAACATTTTTAACTCTACTGAGTGCGCTCAATGCTTTGAACGAAGGGATTTGTGATAGAATTGTTGTTACACGATCTATCCAACCGGTCGGAAGAGACCTGGGTTTCTTGCCTGGCGATTTACAAGAAAAAATGGCTCCATGGATGGCACCCTTAGTGGACAACTTTAGACATGCTTTTAAGGATCTATCTTACTTTAATACTATGATAGAGCGAGGACAAATTGAAATTGCACCCCTAAGCTTTATTAGAGGCAGAACTTTTAATAACGCATTTTTGATTGTAGACGAAGCTCAAAATGCTACGATCCACGAGCTCAAGACAATTGTCACCAGACTAGGCGAAAATTCTAAAGTTGTATTAATGGGTGACACAGACCAGGTAGACACTCCCTATATTAATAGCAGATCAAATGGTTTGTCAATAATAATTGATAAGCTTCGTGACAGTGATCTTACATGTCATGTACATCTCTCCAAGGGAGAAAGATCTAGGCTGGCAACTCTTGCTAGCAAGACGCTATAAATCGAAGACTTTACGAATCTCTGATCTAACCCTGCCTCAGTAGATGCATATTTAGCATAGGATCACTGTGCTGGAGAATATGCATGGCTACACTTAAGCTAAAGGTTAGAGACGCTGCGCGTCTTTCAAAAAAATATCCATATACTAGACATCTGCCCAAAACACAGCTTTATAGTAATCAAAGATTCGAGCTGGAAGTTTTTGAAGTAACATTCGATAATGTAGATGAAGTTACACACAATTATGAATCGGCGTTCTCCGGGTCTCCAAGCGTGACATGTGCCCTCATTGTAAATGAAGGAGATACCGGAGATACACAGAACGTCAATATTTATGTAAAGCAGGTCGCACGAACTCACGTCGTGATCGGGGCCTCTGACGCCTTCACGGGCAAAGTGGCGGTGCATGCAATTCTTATGGATCAATAATGAGACTTACGAACTTTTCAATGGAAACGGGAAACGGGTCAACAGACGCGACTGGAGTGGGACAGGTAACACTTACGGGTCAATACTACTACCCTCCAATCATTACTGTAATTGGGCAGGGTGATGCGGATAGTACAGCGGCTGCAGATGCTTTTGGTAATGCAAATGTTATTATAAAGAGTGTCTCAAAAAGTACAGGGCAGTGGGTTGTAACAATATCTTCAGAACCTTTGATCACGTTTAATTACCAAGCAATGGGCCAAATTCTAGAGAGAGTTTAGGGAGCTAAAAATGGCAAAAGACTTTAGAAGCAAACAGATAAGAACATCCAAGTTAATTGGATCGGGTGGTATCGCAGCTGGAACTCCTTATCTAGGGCTAGCTGTATATGACCATCGACATGCAGTTAACAGTGGCGGAACTCAAAAATACGACGGAACACTAGAACCTTCCATGCTTAATAACGTGGGAAAAGACGTATGGATGTTTGTTTCCGGCGCGCAGTCTCACCCTCAGTGGGGATATTATGATGGAACAGCTGGAAATAATTTTCACAGAGTTCTAACGGGATCTCATCCTGGCTCACCAGGCCGGGCACTTGAAGATGACTATCACGGCGGTAAAGTTGTTCTATTCGGTGGAGATGTTGTAATCTCCGGAACATTGTATGCTGAACGTCAGGTCATGCAAGTCGATGAAGCCGTTCGAGGCGACCTTATGGTGCCTCATAGGGCACACATCTCAGGATCGCTTCATGTCAATCAAGGCGCAGTATTTAATATTTCTAGCGGAACAACACATTACACAACTATTGGCGGCGCTGGATCCGGAGCTGGTGGAACTCCTGTTCCTGGAAATGACTTTGTAATTCATACATCGACTAAGCCGTACACGTTCTTTGTAGATGCTAGCTCAGATAGAATCGGGTTAGGGACAAACTCTCCCAGTAATAGACTCCAGGTAATGGTTTCGGGATCTGCTAATGATAACGGTATTATGATTGTCAGAGCTGATCGAGAAACGGTTGACGGGGACATTCTAGGCGGGATTGGATTTGATAGCGAAGATGGAAATGTACCTAACTCTGTTACAGAAGCAGGTGCAGCTATTATTGCCTACGCGGCGGAGGCTCACAGCTCTACTGCTAAGGGAACAGATCTTGTCTTTGTAACATCACCAATTGGTCAAGCTGATGACACTGCGTCTACAGAAAGAATGCGAATTCTAGACAGCGGCAAAGTGGGTATAGGTGTTGCAGATCCTGATTCTTTACTAGAAGTCTACGGATCCACAGTGCAGCTTAAGCTTTCTAATAATGCAGATGATTACTCCACGTTGGGCGTCGGTACAAATGGTGATTTAACAATTACAACTGTAGACGCTGCAGCAGGGGCAGCTGACTTTACCGTTGTTGCAGACGGTGCCGTTGACATTGATGCGAATGCAGGTGCACTAAGTCTAGATGGTTCAACCGGAATCAATATCGGAGTTGAGGCAGATGTCCCAGTTGTTATGGAGTCATCGACACTTGATATCAATGCAGCGGGTAACGTAACGCTAGATACAGAGGGAACTCTTTCTGTTGACTCAGCAGGAGGCGCTTCAAATATCAGTCATACTGCTACTGCTGATGGTGATTTCACCATAGCAATGGACGCCGGTGTTGATGCTAGTTTAATCTTGTCATCTGCTGGAACAGCTGCTGATGCTTTGCAAATAAGTGCCACAGCGGGTGGTATTGATATTACAGTTGCTGGAGGAGCATCAGGGGAAAACTTAGACTTAGTTTCTAATACGGGGATTAATCTCTTATCAACAGAAAACGAACCTGATGCTATTACAATAAATGCTGCTGCTGGTGGTATTGATATATTAGCTGCTGGTGCAGCCAGTGAAGATATTGATATTGTCAACACAGCCGGATCAGTTAATATCGGTGCCGGCGAAGCTGATATAAATGCTATCACTATTAACGCATCGAATGCTGCCGGTGGAATAAACATTGATGCCGGAACAACGGGAATTTCAGTTGATACTGCTGGACCTTTAAGTCTAGACTCGACGTTTAACAACACTGGCGCGATCAATATCACTACAAACGCCGGAACTTCAGAAAGAATCACTGTTAAAAATACTCAAGGTGCTGAAGATGCTGGCGCCAGCGTCGCGGCTGTGCTTGTTCAAGCTGATGCTGGTGGTATTACACTAGACGCTGGTAGAAATATTCATCTAAGTGCCGACGGCGGTAACGTTGTAATGAGCGATGCCACTGACACGATCTTCGACTTTGATGTTGATAATACAAAGCTTACATTGCATGATGATCAAGACACAGGCGACAAGCTAGAAATTAAAATAGAACAACACGGTGTCACAACATTCACAACAATAGATGATGATGCTGCATCTGCGCACTTTAATGTAATTGCAGATGGAAACATAGTTCTCGATGCGCAAGGAGTGATCGACATCGATGCAGACGCAGGTCGCCTAAACTTAGACGGATCTGCCGGAGTCTACATTGGTACTGAAACAGACACACCTATTGATATTGACTCAACAACATTGGACATTGACGCGTCGGGCGCAATCACCATGGATAGCACATCTACTATCGTAATTAGTGGCGATGGAGGCGCGACTCTTAGCGATGATACTGAAGGCCTTTCTTACGACGGATCTGGTAATGTAGACTTCGATGCTGTTACATTGGACATTGACGCGTCGGGCGCAATCGATATTCTTGGTGGTAGTACATTATCTATAGACGCTGTTGACGACTCAAATATTACCGTTACAGCTTCAGGAAAAGACTTAGACATCGCGGTGGCTGGTGGCAGTACACAGGAACTTCGTCTTACATCAGCGGGTGCCGGTGCATCGGCATTGAAACTTAATGCAACTGCAGGCACAATTGATATTGACGCTGTGGGTGCTGTGGCGATTGATAGCGCAGCTATTATTCAGATAGGTGCAACAACAGCTGCTCCTGTCGACATGAACTCAACCTCACTGGATATTGATGCTTCTGGTGCAGTTACTGTGGACAGCACGTCTACGATCGTAATCAGTGGTGACGCCGGGGCATCTATTGGAGATGATACTGAAGCGCTGGCTTATGACGGATCTGGTAATGTAGACTTCGATGCTGTTGCTCTAGACATTGACGCGTCCGGGGCTATTACTATAGACGGGACTTCAACTCTATCTCTAGATGCGGCTGACTCAGTTAACTTGACAATGGCGGCGAATCACGGCAGCACAAAGAATCTTACGATTGATGCTTCCAACGCTGGAGCCGGTGTAGCAAGAGTTATTGTAGGCGCCACATCAGGAACAGCAATCAGCATTGGTCATGCGACGTCAGAGACTACGGTTAACGACAACCTTACAGTTCAAGGTGACCTCACAGTCAACGGCACAACAACAACAGTTAACAGCACAACAATTAGTGTTGATGATCCTGTCATTGTTATTGGTGGAGAGCTAGCGTCCGGATCTGATGATAACAAGGATCGTGGTATTGAATTCCACTGGCATAATGGATCCGCCGGCAAGACCGGTTTCATGGGTTACGATGATTCGGGTGGTGTCTTTACTTTTATTCCTGATGCCACCAATGCATCTGAGGTCTTTTCTGGTAACCCTGGTACAGTTCGAGTAAGGCGGGTTGATCTATATGACGACGGTGCTGAGCACATCTACGGCGATGGCGATGACATTAACTTCGGCTTAGCGTCCGGAGGTGATATTAACATCCCAGCTAACATTGGTCTCACGTTTGGTGCTGATGGTGAGAAGATCGAAGGCAATGGAACGAATCTGACAATTCAGGGAGGAGACATTAATCTAACTGCAGAGGCAGACATTAATATTCCTTCTCAAATTGGTCTTACATTCGGTGCTGACACCAACAAAATCGAAGTAGACGGAAGTAATAATCTAGAGATCGACGCAGCTGGAAAAATTACGCTCGATTCTGGGGGAGACATTATTCTCGATGCTGCTGGTTCTGATATCGACTTCTTGAGAAATGGTGTGCTCAACGCGCGGCTGAATCTCAACAAAACATGGAATGGTGATCACTCTGGCGTAGACTTTGAAACCATGGGTTACTTGAAGCTCCGTCCGGACTCCGGAGAAGTTATCTTCGCATCAGGATCGTTGTCGGAATACGGAAAGATACAGGGCGTTGCAGGCGACATGTATCTGTCAGCTTCTGTTTCAGACAAAGACATGATCTTTATGGTGAATGATGGAGGCACACCAACTGAGGTCTTTAGACTAGATGGTGATGTTTCAGCATTGAAGATCGCTGCCAGCAAACAATTGCAGCTTGGAGCTGCTGAAGAGCATATCTACGGAGACGGAACTGATATTCACTTTGGTGTCGGAGCGGGTGGGGATATAAACATTCCGGCCAATATTGGTTTGACTTTCGGTAACGACGGCGAGAATATTTCGGGTGACGGAACAAATCTGACAATTCAGGGAGGTGACATTAATCTAACTGCAGAAGCTAATGTCAACATACCTTCTGGCATTGGTGTAACATTTGGAAACGATGGGGAGAAAATATCAGGTGATGGCACAGACTTAACAATATCCGGAAACAATATTAATCTCACTGCGACAGAAGATGTGGTGATTCCTGCTAATGTCGGAATCCTCATGGGCGGCGGAGAAAAGATTGAGTCTGATGGGACAGATCTAACGATCACAGTCGGAGCCGGAGGAGACATCAACGTTCCAGCTAACATTGGTCTTACATTCGGTAACGATGGTGAGAAGATTGAAGGCGACGGAACCAAGTTAATAGTTTCTGCATCTGAGCTTGATTTTGTTATTGAGGTGGGTGGTGATATCAACATCCCATCAGAAATAGGTCTCACGTTTGGTAACGATGGTGAGAAGATTGAAGGCGACGGATTTGGATTGACCGCTAAGGGTGGTTTTGTTATTCTAGATTCAGAGTCAGATATCTGGTTGAACTCTGATTCGGGCAACTGGGTATTTCAAGATGGGTCGTATGAGCTTGGGTCTATTAGAAGCAGAGCAGGCAATCTATATCTTTCTTCTTCACAGCAAAATAAAGACATGATCTTTATGGTGAATGACGCCGGCGCCATGACAGAGATATTCAGGCTCGATGGCAGCACCTCAGCCCTTGCCATTTCAGGTAGTAAGCAAATACAACTTGGTACAGCTGAAGAGCATATCTACGGAGACGGAACTGATATTCACTTTGGTGTTGGTGCAGGGGGTGACATTAATATCCCAGCTAACATTGGTCTTACATTCGGTAACGATGGTGAGAAGATCGAGGGCGATGGAACTAATTTGACGATTGCCGGCGCCGACATTAACCTGACAGCCGCAGCAAACATTAATATTCCTACTAGTATCGGCCTTACGTTTGGAAATGATGGTGAAAAGATTGAGGGCGATGGAGTTGGTCTAACAGCTAAGGGTGGTTTTGTTATTCTAGATTCAGAGTCAGATATCTGGTTAGACTCTGATTTAGGTAACTGGGTTCTTAAAGATAGCGGTACTGAGATAGGTTCTATTAGAAGCAGATCTTCTGATTTATATCTCTCTTCTTCTGTTTCCGACAAAGACATGATCTTCATGGTGAACGACGGCGGGACCATGACAGAGGTTATGAGGCTTGACGGAGATGTTTCTGCACTCAAGGTGGCACCCGGAAAACAAGTACGGTTCGGAAGCGCTAACGTTTCACTCTCAAACTCTACTGTTTCGGGTAAGCAAAATGACCTAATACTTGCATCGCACTTATTGAATGTTGAATCCGAAGAGACTTATTACTCGGGAGATGTTTTTGTTAGTGGAACATTAACGCCTAACGCGCTAGCACTTACTAATCTAGACCTACAGACAAATAGCTACATCAGATTTGGTGATGCCAACAATTATATCCAACGCGTAAGTAATGATCTTACATTTAGAGATACAGCTACAGGGGGCGTAAAAACTCTAACAGATCTTTCCTCGATAGGTGCTATTAGCACAGCATTCGAGATGCTAGCAACTCAGTCACCTGATACTCTTAAAATTAGAAGCACGGGATCGTTCTCACTAAGTTCTGCTAATCAATATGCGGAACAAGTTGCAAGTGACATCTACTTTTATGTCTCCGGTACCATTGATAGAGGCTCTTCATCAGACACTAAGGTCGCCGCGTTTGGTGGCGATGTTGTTGCGTCCGGATCACTGGTCGCAGGCGCAAGATTTAATTCTTGGGGAGCAGCACCTGGTACTGTACAATATGCTCTATCTGCTTCCTTCGAAGCGGTAGGCTATCAAGCACCTCTAATTGGAAAGAATAATTCGGGTGTAGACGTATTCTCAATACTCCCTGGATATGATATTACTAAGGCTGCCAATAGTAGCTTAGTATCGATACTGGGTGAAGTCTCTGATGGGAACATCATTTTTGGTGTTAACGACGGCGGTACTCCAACAGAAGTTATGAGGCTTCAGGGAAATAACGCGTCGTTAAGGATGGCTGCTACCAAAAACTTGGAGTTTGGCGGAACGTCACGCTATATTAGCTCTCCGAATACAACAGTTATTAATTACGTAAATAGTAATGCAGATGCCGCTCATCAGTTTACCGGGCACATTCTTCCAGCGACTAACAACACTTACGATTTAGGGTCTGAATCATCTCGGTTCCGAAATATTTACACCGGTGACTTGAATCTCAAAAATGACAAAGGTGATTGGACTATTGTTGAGGAAGCTGACTATCTTTGTGTTATTAACAACACAACAGGAAAGAAATTTAAGATGATGCTTGAACCAATAGAGGAGAGTGAATAATGGGAATTTATACCAGCACATTAATGGTTACGGGCTCTGCCCACATCTCCGGCAGCTTAGATGTCGATGGATTAGTCGACCAGGTCTTCGGTGACTTAACGGTTGGCAACGATCTTTATGTCTCTGGGGACATATCAGTTTCTGGTTCTGTTGACATGCCCAATCTTACACTCACGGGTGATATACAGGTAGGTGGTAAAGACATTAAGGACGAGGGCGGAGCAATTGCTATTCATCTTTCTGGTTCTGGTGAAGCAAAAATTATGGGCGATGCATACGCAGCATCAGACCTGTTTGTTTCCGGAAATCTTAAGATAGGCACTGGCTCATTATGTAACGGGATTCTAGACGAAGACAACATGTCAACCAACAGTGCAATTGCTTTAGCTACACAGCAAAGCATCAAGGCTTATGTTGATGCCTCGACACCGGATACACTTAGCGAGATTGGAAATGTCAATACAGCAGATGTAACTAAAGCTGCTGGACATGTACTAGTATGGGATAACAATCAGTCCCGATGGGAAAATGCAGCAATCACCGGCACATCAAATGAGATTGATGTAACTTTAGGAGAAGGAAGCATATCCTTAAGTTTTCCCACAAATGTAACTGTTGCAGGTGATCTGCATGTTGACGGTGGCGACATTTACGGACCCACAGATGCAAACTTAAGAATTAGATCTGATGCCAATGTCATTGTTCAGCTTGATCAAGATAATGACGGTACCAATAAGTTCGTCGTCTGGAATAACTCTGAAACTTCTAAGTTTGAGGTCGATGAATCTGGTAACGTTCAGATGGACGGAAGCGTTACTATTGGTAGTAACACCATAAAAGCATCAGACGGTGGCACAGCGATCACGCTAGATACCTCAGATAACGTTACGATTGGCAACAACCTAATACTTGGCAACAACCGTATCTATAACGTTGACAATGAACTTGTTATAACAGTTGATGCAGATCAGAATGCTTCAATTCAAGGCGATCTAACAGTTGTCGGTAATCATATTAAAAACACATCCGGGGATCTTACAATCGATTCTGCTGCTGATATCATACTGGACGCAGCCGGCGCTAATATCACTTTCAAAGATGATGGCACAACTCCCCTCGACTTTAAGCAGGATAATAGTGGAGATTGGACAGTACAAAACCTGACTTCACAAAAGAGCCTCATATTCAAGACAAACCAAAATGGCAGTAATATTGATGCAATGAGAATCGACTGTACGAACAGCACCTCCGATGTGATTTTTAACGAGGGGAGCGAGCGGGAATTCGACTTCAGGATAGAGTCGGGTGAAGATACTCATATGTTCTATGTTGATGGATACTTCGATCGGATTGGTCTGGGGTTTGACTCGTCTATCTGGGCTAATAACAGGCCGGCCTCTAGAGTGCACATAGAACACACTGAGACTACCGTCGCCGGGGCAGACAATCAGCTACAGGATTTTACTCTGTTCCTCAAGAATCTCTCAACCACAGTGAATTCGTTCGCGGGTATTGCCTTCGATGTATCTTCTGAGGCAGATGAGGACTCCATTGGTGCTGCCATACGTGTAGAGCGGGACACATCTGCTAGCACAAACCCGGCCAACCATGATGCTAACCTAACATTTGCCACAAACGACGCAGGTGATGACGGACTTACCGAGCGCATGCGTATTACTCATGATGGTTTGGTAGGGATTGGAACAGCAACACCTGGTCATAGTTTAGATGTCACTGGTAATGCTAGAATAACCGGTGATCTGACAATTGAAGGTACAACAACAACAGTTAATACAACTAACTTACTGGTCAAAGATAAAAACATTGTTATCAATGACGGCGGCGGCGCCGCTTCTGGTGCTGGAGCCGGACTAGACATTGAAGAAAACGGTTCTATCACCGGATACATTAGAGTTGCAGATGACGATCGGGGTAACTGGGACCTTAAAGCGCCAGATGGCAGTGAGTTAAAGATTGATGTCAACGCTAATAAGACACTAACAGTTGCAGGTTCATTGAACATCGAGGCAGACTCAAATATCAATCAGGACGTGACTACTGATGCTAGCCCACAATTTACTGCCCTTACAGTAGGCACCAACATAACTGTTGGAGACGGGCACTTCAAAGCTGCAGCTGGACAGACACTAGAGTTGGATTCTCCTCACCATGTTATTGTTAATCTAGACACAGACAACAATGGCACAGCAGAATTTTTGATTAAGAACGGTGCTGATGCTACAATATTAGATCTGGACGAGAGCGGCAACTTACAGTTTGACGGTACTTTACAAATCGGATCTAGTACTACAGTGGCAGGTGTCTTAGACGAAGATGCAATGGATTCGAACAGCGCCACATCGCTAGCGACACAGCAGTCAATTAAGGCATATGTTGATGGTGCTGTAATACCGGCGCGAACAGCAGGTTCTGGACTAGATCTTTCGGGAAATGCATTAGCTGTCGATGTCTCTGACTTCTTGACCAACGGTGCAAACAACAGAATCATAACAGCAACTAGTGCTGACGCTATGAATGCTGAGTCTAGTCTTACTTTTGATGGCACAGATCTTTCTGTCTCTGGAAAAGTTAAAACAATCGGTCTGGAATTTACTGATGGAGATGACGCAATCAACATCTCGGACGGGGGATATGTTGAGATAGTTAAAGGACTTAACAAGTCAAATTCTGTTCTAGTGGGTGAGCCGGGATATGACAGCGGCAGCGACGACCAATGGATTAAAGTTGCGTCTATAGCAAATGCATTCAATAGCATAACTTACGGTACCAATCAAACAACGTTCCTAATACATCAGACTTATTTGGGAGATACTGCTCGGGCGGCCACAGAGACATATATTGCTTATGTTAGACTCAGCGGCGATAGCTCCGGAAATGCAAATACATCTGACTGTGATGTTACTGTAGAATTATTATCATCCCACGACGACATCGGTGCCTGGTCACCTTCAAATGTTACGCTTTCTTTCGATGCTACCGCCGATGCTGCATCTCTATGGGTTCAGTCTACTAATATTGGCGCTAAATGCTGGGTTTCTATCCTCGGAGGTACAAATCCCGAAGGTTACGCGCTCAACAACATAGGGGCTAACTCAGAAGGTTGGGCTATTCAAACTGGACAGTCATGGGCCGCTAGTATAACATCTAATGGTACTGATGTGACTGGGATATGGGCAGATAAGACATTCAATGCCCTCCATGTCCAGGGCGGCGCTATGATCGGTGATGCGGCCGCTAATAGAGGATACGGACATGTTGAGTTAGAGATGAATGCTAGCGATGATGCCGCTGAGGGTATTACAATCAGTGCTCCCGGAGGTGCCAGGACTTTAAGGTTTCTGGACATGTCGTCCAATAGAAGTATATTCGCGGGCTCTGGCGGAGATGCCAACATTGTAATTGGTGCAAACGGTCTTTATCTTGAAACAAGACCCTATGTCAATTACGGATCGGCTGCTGATTTCGTACTTAGAAGACAAGACAGTACCCTCGTCAGCGGTAACCAGCTTGGTCGAATGATATTTCAAGGTGCCGAAAGCTCCACTTATTATGGAGTTGGTGCGGTTGAGTGTGTGGCAGATGAGTCCTGGGTTAATAACTCCACCCACGCGACTAGAGTACAAATATATGCAACACCTGCCGGTAGTACGGTGAATGATAAAGCAGCCGTATTTCGTGCGACAACTGACGCCACATGTTTACAATTAGATGGAAACATTACTGAGGACGCGTTCTTCTCAGATGGACATCAGTATAAAGTAGACGGCGTCGAAGCTCCTTCAATTGAGAAGGGTGACTGTCTAGTTTTAACCGACGGCAAACTGAAAAAATCATCAGCTCCTAAGCAAAAAAATGTAGCAGGAATTGCTTGGTATCGCCTCTGCGATCATAAATCAGAAGACATTGGTGGTAATGGTTTTAATCGTGTCTTTGGTATTCAGCCACAACCTGAGGTCATTTTCGACTCAGAGTCTGAGCATATTGGAAAATATCAAGTGCCCCATACTAATGGGCCGATATACGACTCTATAGAGGACTGGGAAGCTGCGGAGGATCCTTATAGCAAAGAGTTTTCGAAAAAATGGCGCGATTCTCTGGGTAATTTATATGATCAAGCTGCCCGAGACGAGAATGACAATTGGGATATACACTCTGAATATGCGAAGGTTTGGAAGGTAATATCCTTAGGCGACAGTCGTCAGCATGAAAGCCCTGATGAATCAGTAAATTATGCTACAGATATACAGGGATTCAAAGTTTGTAATGAAGGCGGTACTATTGAGACAGGAGATCTTCTCTGCACTAGCTCAACCCCGGGTCATCTCATGAAGCAAGATGATGATCTGATGCATTCATATACAGTTGCAAAAGCAATGCAAGATGTTACATTTGATTCTGAGGGCGAAGCATCAGGTATCTATGGTTACATTTACTGTGGCTAATCTCTCATACTGAACCTCTCGCTCTATTAATATAATAGATTAGATAGAATACTCTTAAGACATAGAAAGGTTACACCTGTTCCTGACAGTGTATAATTCTGTAGTAAAGAATATTTCTTCTTATACAGTTCTGAGAGACAGTTTATTTCTTATAACTAAGAAGATAGATTCTCTTAAGACAGTAACAGAATCAGGATACAGTATACTATGTTCGGAAATCAGAGCCCATTTGACCAGAAACAAGAAGCCAGCTTACCAGATGGAACAGAAATAGTTTTCGTCTCAGACATGTTCGTTGAGGACTATGTAGGAGGAGCTGAGCTGACCTCAGAGGCACTCATTGAGAAGTGTCCATTTAATATTCACAAACTTAGAGCTAGGGATGTGTCTCTTGAGCTGCTTGAAGAGGGTCAAAATTGTCATTGGATTTTCGGTAATTACTCACACATGAAACATGAGTTGATTCCGACAATTGTGGCAAATATCTCTTATTCCATGCTTGAGTATGACTACAAGTATTGCAAGTGGAGATCACCTCAGAAGCATGAGAATATCGAAGGCAAGCCTTGTGATGATAATGAATCGATGCATGGTAAAATGATATCTGCATTTATGTTTGGTGCCCGTTCGCTCTGGTGGATGTCTGAAGCTCAGATGTACCACTATCATAAAACATTTCCCTTTCTAGAAGAGAAGAATAATGTTGTCCTCAGCTCTGTCTTTGATGACAGATATTTTGCTGCAGTTAACGTTCTTAAAGAAAAATACAAAGATGTTGAGCGAAAAGGTTGGATCGTTTTAGGCTCAACTAGCTGGGTCAAAGGAGCCGATGCAGCTGAACAGTGGTGTAAAGATACCAATAAAGACTATGAAGTTGTCTGGGGTCTTCCTTATGAACAAGTACTTGAGAAGTTAGTTCAAGCCCAGGGTTTTGTTTATCTTCCAGCCGGCTGGGATACATGCCCACGTATGGTTATTGAAGCTCAGATGCTAGGGTGCGAACTTCATCTAAATGATAATGTTCAACACAAGGATGAAATTTGGTTTAATACCGACGATCCTTTTGACACAGAGGCATATCTTTACGCGGCGCGAGGACGCTTTTGGGAGACAATTAAGCAAGACATGAACTGGACACCTTCTATCAGCGGTTATACAACGACATTTAACTGCAACAGACATCAGTACCCATGGAAACAGTCAATCAAGTCTCTTTTGGGATTCTGTGATGAAGTAGTTATTGTTGACGGTGGTTCAGACGACGGAACTTATGAGGATCTTCAAGCTTGGTCAGAAACAGAAGACAAGCTTAAAGTGCATCTTGTAGAGAGAGACTGGGATCATCCCAGGTTTGCGGTCTTCGATGGTGCCCAAAAGGCTGAGGCTAGAAAAAGATGCACTATGGATTTCCTATGGCAGCAAGATGCTGATGAGGTTGTCCATGAGAATGATTATGATAAGATACGTAATCTCTGCTCAGCATTCCCAGGCCAAGTTGATTTAATAGCACTGCCTGTGATCGAGTACTGGGGCGGCGAAGAAAAGGTTAGAATGGATGTCAACCCGTGGAAGTGGCGATTATCCAGAAATATGCCACATATCACCCATGGGATACCAAAACAACTTCAGAAAACTGACTCTGATGGAAATCTCTACGCACAGATGGGAACTGATGGGTGTGATTACATCCATAATCAAACATATGAAGTAATTCCTCATGCTAGTTTCTATACTAACGAGACCCATGTAGCTAGAGTGCAAGCCTTAGCTGGGAATAACGAAGTCAAGGATCAATACGAAGAGTGGTTTGATAATTGCACTCAATTACTTCCGAGTGTACATCACTACTCTTGGTTTGATCTCCCTAGAAAGATCAGAACTTACAGAGACTACTGGTCACAGCATTGGCAGAGTCTGTACGATATTCAGCAAGAAGATACTGCAGACAACAATTTGTTCTTTGGACGTCCATGGTCAGAAGTTACAGACGAAGATATTAAAGAATTGTCGGCTAAGCTAGCTAATGAAATGGGTGGGTGGATATTCCATGCCCCGATTGATTTCTCTAAGCCTACACCGCATCTAACACTTAAAACGAATCACCCATCAGTAATGGATTTCGGAAGCAATGAGTAAAGAGACAGTCTTTGAGTCCTTACGAGAAGAAGTTAACAGACTAGTATCACTCAAGGGCCAGAATAATTGGTCAGAAACTAGATCAAACAAAAATTTCTCACTAGTTGAGCGAAAGTATTCATTTGGAACACGTCAATGCTACGAAAGAATTGATAATGATGTGTACATTGATCTACAGTCTTCTAGAAGTCTAGCAATATACGAAAACGACACTTTAGAGAATGTGATGTCTCAGATAGACGAAGTCATGAAACTAAACAGTGCCGATCAAGTAAGAATTAATGAGCTAGAAGACACGTGGCGCTCTTTAGAGGTTAATCTTGGAAAGGTAAGTCATTCCGGGTTTGTGGAGTTGGGATTTAGAGTTCCGAGACTAATGAAACACTATGGAGAAAAGCTCAGTGTACCAGCATGGGGATATGATGTGACACCTTTAAGCATAGGTGTAACAGAAAAAATGGGCTATGATGGACGAAAATACGACTTTAATAATTGTTCTGAAGTTCTAGATCTGAAGGGTGCATCGCTAGTTGTTTCTTACCACATGCTAGAACACTTATCAGATCCACTTATAGCACTTCAGAAAGTATATGACGCCATGGATGCTGATGCTTATTTTCATGTAGAAATTCCTGTAGAGCCCGGAATTCCAAGATTAGAATTTGCTCATATGTTTCCATTTCATGAAAGAGATATGGCACACATGTTACGGGATGTGGGATTTATTATTTTGTCTCTTTCCAATAGAACACATGAAGGCGGCCCATGGGTCGAAAGATATTTGGTGAAAAAATGAGTAATAGGTTTGTCTTTATCATGCCGGCATTTAATGCAGAAGAAACTATTAGTCGTACATTATTGTCTGTTTGGTCACAAACTTATCCTAATTGGAAGATCATTATCAAAGATGATATGTCAACCGATAAAACTAGAGTAGCTGTAGAACACTTTAAGAAAAACTTTGGTCTCTCTAACGATCAAATATCATTAACAACTAATACAGAAAAGAAGTGGGAAGTTAGAAATATTCTAGAGTCCCTCGAAGAATGTGAAACAAATGATATTGTTTGTCGACTTGATGGAGATGACTGGCTCTGCGATTCAGATGCATTAACTATAATCGATCATAGATACAGAACTACTGGATGTAATGTTTTGTGGACCAAACATCGTTGGGCATTTACAAATCAAAACATATCAGCGCCGCTACCAAGAGATGCTAATCCCTATGAACATCAATGGGTAAGCTCACACTTCAAAACATTTAAGAAGAGTGTAATAGAACGTGTCAAAGACGAAAATTTTAGGTCTGCTGATGGTGAGTACTTTAAGCGCATAGGTGATCAAGCAATATATTTGCCCGTGTTACACCAGTCCGCCGGCAACTGGCATTTTGAGCCTATCGTTGCGTACCACTATACTATTGACATGAACCCTTTGACATTTCAAACTGACGATGCCAAGTTTCAGAAGACAGAGGGTGAGTATCTAAGATCGCGAGGATTTGTGAAATGAAGTTTGAGAAAGACAACCTATTTGTACAGGGCAGCGCAGAAGTTACAAAAAAGATGGAGGGCGGCGACACATGGATCTTTGCTCAAAGAGCATTATGTAATGTTGAGATTGATTGTAGCGACTGCAATTTTTTTGAAGTAGGACCGAAGCATGGTCTTCATACTGTGTTGATTGATGCCCATGAGCCAAAAAGTATAACTTGCGTCGAAGGTCCCAATAAGCTAAGGTCAAATGAAAGATATCTTAGAGAAAATAGAATGTGGATACCACACGTTAAGACAGAAAAGTTTGAGGTACACTACCAGGATTTTGATCGATACATAAGTGAAGACAAATACGACCTTATTTTTTATGCCGGTGTTATCTATCACAACATTAATCAAATGGGACAACTCCAAAGATTGTATGATCTAGCAGCCGACGGCGCGTATATGATATTTGAAAGCTCTACCACTAGAACTGAAGAGCTCATGGACAAGAATATTATTGAAGTCCACTACCCACCGTACTCTCCGGCAGACAGAGCACAAACATGTGTATTCCATCCGTCTAAATTAGCATGCAAGTCAATGCTGGATATCGCAGGATGGAATGTCATAGAAACATCAGATGATCATGAAGATATAGCTAATCCAGACAGAATCAATATTTTGTGCAGAAAGGGAACACCAAGGAAAAATCGGCACTTAACTGACGAAAATCTCAAGGACCCAGATGCGTGATATTAAAAGAGTGAAAGATGTTTGGACAAAAGGTCCGTCTGTCTTAGAAAACGAAGCTGAATTTCACAACTTTTTTGACATTGATGACTCAGTTTCTAATGCTCTAAAACATGGATTTATAGATTTTTCACATAGAATATTTACTTCTGATTTTTATTCTATCCTTGGGGACCCTCGTGATAAGACAGCTTTAGAAATTGGATTCGGCGGCGGTCGTCTATTAAATGCTGCTAGCAATTACTTTGGGAAAGTAGTTGGGGTTGATATCCACGAGAGCTTTGATCGCACCGAAGAAATTCTTAAGAGAGAGGGATGCAATAATTTTGAGCTAGTTCACCGAGATAACATTGAAAGTATTGAAGATAATTCAATTGACTTTGTCTATAGTTTTATAGTATTTCAACATTTCTCTCATTGGGCAGAAGCAGAATTTTATATTTCCCAGATCGAAAGAGTGTTAAAACCTGCAGGATGTGGTATACTGTACATGGCAATCAACGAGCGCGAACCAGAAGCTGACTACGTTGAATCTGGTGAATTCTGGGAAGAGCTTGGAGTCTCATTGGTGGTGAAACCTAAGTTCGCGTATGAAAGGCTTTCAAAGACATTCCAGATAACACAGGTCTCTAGAACATCAAAGTCATTATGGGGAGAACATAACAAAACCCCTAGTGCTCAATTCTTTATAAAATTCTATAATTCGCCGGCAATGCCATGAAGGTTCATTTCTCAAATGTAGACTTCCAATCTAGATCCGGTCCTAATTCTTTTGCACACCGCCTAGCACTGAATCTTCAGAAAAGAGGAGTCGAATTTGTCGGTCCCGACGATGATTACGAAACTTTTTTAGCTTTTATAGAACCTGCTTCTCACCCACGAAAAGGTGCAAAATTTTTGCAAAGACTAGACGGAATTTGGTTCTCCCCTGAAGAGTTTCATACAAAGAACAGAGGAATAAGATGGTCATATGATAATTGTCACCATGTAATATGGCAAACACAGTTTGATAAAAATATGACGTTTAATCACTGGGGAAGCAGAACCGGTTCTATCATAGCAAATGGTATAGATCTTGTAGAGACCAGAGTTTCTGACGATAACTTAAAAAATATTCGAAACACATATGATGTTATATTTGTATGTTCTTCTAATTGGCACGGCCAGAAAAGACTGCGTGATAACACAGATTTATTTCTAAAATATGAATCTGAAAATCCGGAAAAGAAATGTTATCTAATTGTAATGGGAAGTAACCCTGATCATATTGTCAAAAAAGAAAACATTGTGTACACGGGTAATATTCCGCATGAATTGTGCTTGCAAATTTTCTATGCTGCAGACTGGATGATTCATTTAGCGTGGCTAGATCATTGTCCCAATGTAGTAGTAGAGGCACTATCACAAAACTGTCCTGTTATATGTAGCAGCTCAGGTGGAACTAAAGAAATAGTAAAAGCATCAGGTATAATTGTGCCAGAGACAGAAGAGTACGATTATAGGTTGACAGACTACACGTCACCACCGAATATTGATTTGACCAATGTTGTTTTACCAGATATAATTGATGTAGATCATAGACATCTAAACATAGAGATTGTTGCTGACAAATATGAAAGCGTCTTGAGGGGAAAATGGGGTTAGGCGGTTATCTTACATGGACTGCAGTTGCTAGAGAACTAGTACAGTCGACCGGCATCGGAAAAGTATTTCCGTTCGAGCAACATGGAAATTTAATCAAGCCGGTACGAACGCCAATATTTGAAAATAATCCGTATATTCTTCAAGAATTTGACAATAACACTGCTATTCCAATGCAGCTAAATAATCCTCGAACAAACTATTGCAAACAAGACACGCCTCAAAGGGCTGTACATCGACATGATTGTCACATAATACAGCAAATTTGTGAGTTCTATGGTGTGAAGAACCCGGAGCTCAAGTGTGAATTATACTTTAGTGATGATGAGGTACAAAGTGTTAGAAAACACTGGGATCATCTTAAACGTTACATAGTCATAGAGCCTCAATCAAATGATGAGTATACTGTTAATAAGAAGTACCCTATTGAAAAGTGGCAGTATGTAGCAGACGAACTAATCAAAGACGGCCACATTTTAGTTCAGGTCGGAAGAGAGACCAAAGACAAAACACTGTCAGGAGTTGTCAATCTAACCGGAAAGACAACTTTTAGAGAAGCAGCAATGATTATTAAACACTCACGCCTATTTGTCTCATCTGAGGGAGGCTTAATGCATGCAGCAAATGCTGTCGACACGCCGGCGGTCATTCTCTATACTGGCTTCATTCATCCCACTATGACATGTTACCCACAAAATACAAACATATGGGTAGGTAAAAACCACGGACCGTGTGGAATGAAGACACATTGTCATCATTGCAACTCAGAGGCTCAGAAACATGACCCAATTGAAATACTAGAGTCTGTAAGGAGTAAATTGAATTGAGTATTATTGTAACAGGCGGAATGGGATTTGTAGGATCAAACATTGTTCGCAAACTAAATGATCTGAACTACAAAAACATTTATATTATTGACTCCCCCAAAAACGGCAGTGAAAATAATCTAGTGGGTTGTACCTACAAAGATATTATCGAAAAAGATAAGTGTCTTGAGTCCATCAAAAATGGAAAGTTCTGTGATATAGGAAACATTGAAACGATATTTCATCAAGGGGCCATAACTGACACAACACACCCAGATGATGATGAAATGATGGACACCAATTACACGTTATCAGTGGGTATATTTCATCATTGTATGGAACATGATATTAGAATGATCTATGCATCCTCTGCTGCTGTTTACGGATTGGGTGACAAAGGGTTTGAAGCAGACGTGGATTGCGAAAATCCGCTTAATGTATACGGAAAATCAAAACTCGAGTTTGACAATTACTTTAGAAGAAACTATAGCTTTGATTCTAACGTACAGATTGTTGGACTAAGATATTTTAATGTTTATGGCCCCGGAGAAGATCACAAAGAGGGCATGGCTTCACCAATAAATCAGTTCACAAGACAGGCAATAGAAAACAAGGCAATAAACGTCTTCGAAGGAAGTGAGAATTATTTGAGAGATTTTGTTCACATTGATGATATTGTCAAGATTAACATGCACTTCATGAGAAAATCAGAATTTGTAGGGATTTATAATTGCGGATCAGGTGAAACAAACTCTTTCATGGATGCAGCAAAAATAGTATCTTCTGTTACAGAGGCTAAAATTAAAACTGTTCCTTTCCCGGAAAAACTCAAAGACAAATACCAGTCATACACAAAGGCAGACATTACAAATCTAAGAAGGGCGGGTTTTACTTCTCCGTTTAGAGAATTTTCTGAAGCAGCAAAAGAATACACAAATATTCTATTGAATCAATGAAGATAGTTTTTACAAATGGTTGCTTTGATGTCATTCATAGAGGACATATCGAATTGTTGCTGCATTGTGCTTCTATAGGTGATAAGGTTATCGTAGGCATCAATAGTGACAAAAGCGTTCAAAAACTAAAAGGCCCTACTCGCCCGATATACTCTCAGGATGATAGAAAAGTGCTTTTAGAAGAGTTGAAATGTGTAGATGAGGTCATAATATTTGACGAAGATACACCTTATGAACTAATACAACGAATAAAACCAAGTATAATTGTAAAGGGTGGTGATTATACACCCAAACAGGTAGTGGGAAATGACCTCGCTGAGGTTGTGATTTTTGGAACAATAAGTGGATACTCAAGCACAAAAATCATTGAAGATACTAGTAATCGGTGAGTCGTGTCTAGACTTATATCGATTCGGCCGTTGTGAACGACTAAGCGTCGAAGCTCCGGTACCAATTCTTCTTCAGACAAAAACAGAAACAAAGCCGGGTATGGCTGCAAATGTAGCGCTTAATATAAAGTCTCTGGGCTATGAGGCAGTCAGTGTTACAAATGAATCAGAAATTATAAAAGAAAGATTTTTAGACGAGAGGTTTTCGCAACAAATTCTTCGAGTGGACTCTAACGATGAATGTGATGTGATAGATCAGAATAAACTAATCAAAGTATTAAACACCCACGAATTCGATGGAACAGTCATATCTGATTATAACAAGGGATTTCTGCCACACAGTGTATTATCTAGACTGATTCCGATTTTACCAAAGCCGATATTTGTCGATAGCAAGAAGAGTGATCTTTCAGCTTTCAGCGACTGCATATTAAAGATCAATAAGATAGAACACGTACGTGCGTCAATCCTCCCAGCTGATTGTGAGCTTATCATAACTCTCGGCGACAGGGGGGCAAAGTGGAAAGGTAGCTTGTATCCGGCAAAAAAAGTACATGATGTATTTGACGTTTGCGGAGCAGGTGACTCTTTCTTAGCAGCACTATCAGTAAAGTTTATTGAGACAAAAAATATGGTAGAATCTATTAAGTTTGCCAATATCTGCGCAGGAATATCAGTTAGACATTTAGGTGTCTATAATGTAACTAAAAAGGACATAGAAGAAAATGGAAACTAAGACGTATGTGATCGATATCGACGGTACTATTTGTACTCAGTGTGAAGGAGATACACCCGACTACACTGATGCTTATCCCATAAGACAAAGAATCGATACTATCAATTCTCTGTACGATCAAGGGAATACAATTATTTATTGCACTGCAAGAGGAATGGGTAGAACCTCGGGAAATCAGATAGCATCAACATCTTTATTCTACCAGAAGACATCAAATCAACTAGATGAGTGGGGCGTAAAATATCACCAGCTTTTTCTGGGAAAGCCGGCCGCGGACGTTTATATTGATGATAAGGCGATCAACGCGAATGATTATTTCAAAAATTAAGTATGTCACCAAAGGTTGGGGGCACGAAAAGTGGATAGTAAATAAGCCAGCATATTGTGGAAAACTTCTATTCTTCGATGAGGGCAAACAATGTTCATGGCACTATCACAAGATCAAAGATGAGGTCTTATTTGTCCATTCGGGCAAGATAAATTTGTTGTACTCAGATGACGAAGATATTGATACAGCTAACAGTATTATTCTAGGCGCCGGTCAAGCATTCCATGTATACCCAGGCCTTAAGCACAGAATGATTGCGCTGGAAGAAACAAAAATATACGAATTTTCAACTCAACATTTTGATGAAGACTCTATAAGAATTCACAAGGGAGACTAGAACAGTGGATAGTGTAACAGAAAATATTAATCTTTTAGTAGGAATAACAGCATGTAACAGGCTTTTGTATAGTAAAGCACTTCTCAAAAGTTTGCAAATCTTCAAGGACCAATATTCTGACAAGATAAACACCAGAGTCATATACGTTGATAATGGCACCACAGAACCCGGCGCGAAGGAATATCTAGACACATGTGAGGTTATAGACGAAGTAGTATATCGTCCTGAAAGAGATCCTTCTAATGATGAGTGGAAAGGAAAAAATGAAATTCTTTCCAGGGTCAACCAGGAAACGCCATGGGCAACTACCAAGCCCGACCAGGTCATCTGTTTTTTGCAAGATGATAGTCAACTTGTTAATACTCATGCATTTGCCGCATCTGTTGTTGACTTTGCACTGTCTAATCAGGCACACCAGTCTGTTCATATTATCAGAAAGGTCTCAGTTGAGTCTAACATAGTACAAGGATCAGAGGCACAGCGATCTCCAATTACAGAAAGCAAGTATTGGCAGATGAGTAATATTCACTTAGGAACCACAGGTCTATTCAGTCCCAAGCTTTTTGAGAAGATAGGAAATTATCCTGTTGAGCTTAAGGAGAAGACAGTCGACGGATTTACCAGTGCTGAAGATGTAATGTCTGCAAAGGCATATCAATCCAATCTTTTACAGTTTATGTTTTGTCCACATGTCCCTTCTTTTGCTGCGGTTTGGAATGATCCACGAGGTATGCATGCAATTGTCAGAGGTGATAATAGGGTTGGTCACTATTTACCACCCTTTGGGACAAAAGAGCTTTACTATGAAATGACATCGCTTGAAGACCATGCTAAACTAGAACAAAGTAGTCGACCCATTTCTTTTACAGATATGTGCCACGGCATTGGCTGGGATTACTCTCGTGATACAGCCGGCGATCTTTTGAAGTATGATACAAAGAACAACATGGATACCCTATACAGTGAAGGACCTGTGACTTTATTTGATGGCACAGCATCGTCATCTACTATAGAGGCCCAGGCCACTCCCGATATTCCCGTAACTAGCAAAAATCTAGATTTTATGGATGAGTGGTTAACAGACTAGTCGAAGGTAACCATGTATGATATCCTCATTGTAGGTGCCGGCCTTTTTGGATCTGTCTTTGCTCATGAAGCAGCAAAATCAGGAAAGAAGTGTCTTGTTATTGACAAAAGATCACATATAGGGGGTAATTGTTATACCAGCAATAACAACGGGATTAATGTACATGAGTACGGTCCACACATATTTCACACTAACAGCGAAAAGATTTGGAACTATGTAAATCAGTTTGCTGAATTTAGACAATTTACTTACTCTCCTGTAGCAAACTACCGCGGAGACTTATATTCTTTGCCCTTCAACATGTGGACGTTTCATCAGCTGTGGGGTGTTACAACACCAGCAGAGGCTTTAGAGAAAATAGAACAAACAAAAATTGAATGTGAAAATCCAAAGAATTTAGAAGAGTGGGTATTAGCTGAACTGGGTACAGACGTCTATGAGAAACTGATACGTGGCTATACTAAAAAACAGTGGGGAAAAGATCCAAAAGATCTGCCTTCTTTTATTATTAAGCGCCTTCCTTTTCGTTTGACATATGACGCAAACTATTATAACGATAAGTACTGTGGCATCCCAGCTGGCGGCTATACACAAATATTTGATAAATTATTAGAAGGTATAGACGTTAAGCTTAATATTGACTTCTTAGATAACAAAGAAGAGTGGGCTTCAAAGGCAAAAACAGTTGTATACACAGGTCCGCTGGATGCTTATTTTGACTATAAACATGGGGAACTAGAGTACAGAACATTAAAGTTTTCTCACGTAACAGTACCCAGAGAAAATGTGCAAGGTGTTCCGGTTGTCAATTACACTTCTGAGGATGTGTCTTGGACCAGATCTATAGAACATAAGCATTTTGAAAAAGTCAAGACACCACATACGGTTATCACTTACGAAACGCCTGTTGCATGGTCTAAAGATAAGATTCCATATTATCCTGTCAATGATAGCCATAACAATTCTATAGTGAACGAGTATAATAAAGAAGTGAGAAAGTTATCTAACATTATTTTTGGTGGCCGCCTGGCAAGGTATCAGTATTATGATATGGATCAGGTGATAGCATCAGCACTAGTGTCAGCTAACAAATTCATAAGAAATAGGAGTGAAAAATAAAATGAAGATTGCCGGAATTTGGTGTGGGCACGACTGCTCTTTCGCCGTACTAGAAAATGGAAAACCTCTTATCCATGCAGAATATGAGAGGTACAATAGAGAGAAATGCCCACCAGGCGATGCCCTCAAGTTCTTAACAGATCGTTCTCCGGAGCATGCAGACGAAATAGTTCACTATGCGTCAGTACATCCTGTTAGAAAGACAACAGAGCACAAAGCGTCTTACGAAAAAGCATGCCAGACTGCTGAAAAGAATGGTGGGAAATTTCATTTTGTTTCTCATCACAGGGCACATGCTGCCAATGCCTTCTATTCTAGCAATCTTAAAGATGCTATTGTCCTTACTATGGACGGCGGCGGAGCTGAAGATGAAAATGGAGGAGAGTCTGCATGTACTTTGTGGCATGGATCTGACAATTCAATGAAGCATGTCAGAACATTCAGGCCAAATGAAGTTAATATTGGAGGTGTTTGGTCTAGAATCACAAGATACATTTTTAAGCTACAGAATGGTTGGCCAAAGGGTGGTCAAGAAGGTACTATTATGGCCATGGCTGCACTTGGGGATAAAGATAAATATGCAGAAGATTTTTGGAGAATGTTGACAGTAGACATACTTCCTGCAGGGATGAAGCCGTTAGACCAGCCGGTCGGCGCCACATCTGATCGAGACCCAAAACATCCGTATCTTGAGCCCTGGGCTGCTATTGGAAGAAAAACTGAGCAAGATGTATTTGACTTAGCAGCCAGCCTCCAGAAGGCAACAGAAAAAGTAATCTATCAATTAATTGATTATGCACTTCAGTCATCGCCATCAACAAAAAATATCTGTCTTTCTGGCGGCGTCGTTCTAAATTCTGTTGCAATGGGAAAAATTAAGTCATGGTTTGGGGACAGAGTAGAGAATGTGTATATACCACCTGTTCCATACGATGGGGGTTTAACTTTAGGAGCCGCGCAAATAGTCTGGCATGAAGTTTTGGGTAACCCAAGAATAGAATGGAAGCATAACTTCACGCCCTATTTGGGCGAAGTATGGGATAGATCACATTTTGATGAAGTCATGAAAACCAAAGATCTTAAATTTGAGGAATGCACTTTAGACAGAGTGACATCACTACTGACCGAGGGTAATATAGTCTCTGTATTTCATGGAAAGTCTGAATCAGGGCGCCGAGCGCTGGGAAATAGAAGTATTTTAGCAGACCCAAGGAATCCTAACATGAAAGATATAATCAACGAAAAGGTAAAACATAGACAGTGGTTTAGGCCCTTCGCGCCATCGATTCTAGAAGAGCGAGTAAGTGAGTGGTTTACTGAATATCAAGAATCTCCCTATATGCAATTTGTGCTCAGCTTCAAAGAAGATAAAAAAGACAAAGTTCCCGCTGTTGTTCATTTTGACGGCACAGCGCGCCTTCAAACTGTCCGCAAAGAAGATAACGAGTGGTATTACAACTTTCTCAAGAAGTGGGAAGAAGTGTCAGGTGTACCAATCATTCTAAATACTAGCTTTAATGATAGAGAGCCTATCTGTGAGGACGTCAACCACGCTGTCAACTGCTTTTTAGGCACAGAAATTGACTATCTATACTTTCCTGAGTATAATCTCATCGCTCAAAGAAGCTAGGTTATTTACATGAGAAGAAAGGTAGTATTCATTGCAACTATTCATAGAAATGCTGAAAGAATGTTCCCAGCAGTTCTCAAGATGTCTGAAACTCATGATGTTATTGTAATATGTGCCGGCCAAGTAAGCGATCAAACCCCATATAAGGCTAATAGATTCACAGAAATAATTGAAAAGAACAAAGACAGAATAAGCAAAGTATTAAATTCAAGTGGTGTCAGGACGATGGCCGGCCTACCTGCGTTACGAGGGGAGTGTATCAATATCTTTAAGAAAGACATACCACATAAGCTTACTGATGTTGTAATACTTGACGATTCTAGAGACAAAGTAGGCCTCAATGAACTTTATAGACTGTGTAAAAAGCACGGTGTGCCTGTCATTGCTAATTCTCATGGTAATGAAGACCCAAAGCGCTGGAATGCTGTTTTAACCGTCGGGCATGAAAAATTCTTTGACAAGCTTTTTGTATTCGGGCCCAAAGAAAAACAAAATCTAGTAGACATGACCAAGAAAGATTTCTTCTTATTAGGTGGTGTCCCAGATAATGATGCTGCTGCTGACATAGTGAGGTCAGATGAACAAATTTTAGTTATTGTTAATTTTGTAAATCCTGGACACAAAAGAGACAGCTGGTATTTGTATGACAAGAAGACATTAGAAAGAATGCGCCTACTAGAACTCCAAGACATTCTAAAATTACCGGTAACTTTTAAGCTTAAACATCGCTTTGGTCATAGTGTGCGGAAAGAGATATCTTTGCTAGAGAATAATATTCCGGAAGGACTCGAGTATAATATAATATCCAAGATCGAGAGTGATATTAAGCTGATTGAACCTGCAGCATGTGTGTTATCTTACGGTTCCACAATGTGCTTTAAGTCAATCCAGGCAGGAATTCCTACTATAATATTTGAACAGTTGGGCGACGTCGGAAATTTTGATGATTACTACGCAAAAGTAAAGATGGGCGAAGATTATTTTGACTACATTCTAAATCCAGAAAAGTATGAGAACGAAAGAATTGACTTTCTTAATAGAACTGTAACAGGTGGTGTAGACTGCAATGCATCAGATTTATATGTGAAAGCTGTTTATGATGTAATTAATGAGTCCCAATATGAGAAGTAGTATAGTATTTTTATGCACCAATTGGTGGCGCACCGAAAGAATTATGCCCGTCATTAAGCAGCTGTCTATTACTCATGATATATTAATTCTTGCTTTAGGTGCTGCAAATTTGAATTCAATAAACGAAAATCGCCAGGTGGATGTTATCAAGGAAGAAATGCATAGTCTTAACAAAGATCATGCATACACAGTCTGGTCCAATCGTGTGACTAATGAAAGAGGCGTGTCTATTTGGTACGAAAGTGATATTGAAAATGTATTAACATCGTTAGTGAATGAGTTGGATAGGGTTTCAACATTTAATGTTGATTGTGTAATATACGACGACTCCAGAACAGCAGGTCACCAAGTTCCAAAGATTATTTTCGAACCGTTCTATGAAGAGATGAAAAAAAGAAACATCCCAGTAATTGCTAATATTCATGGCAATGTTGACAATGAAAGGCTTTGGAAGTTTGTTGCCCTAGAGCAGGGAAAAATTTATGACAAGCTCTGTATTTACGGCGAATATGATAGAAATAGGCTCAAGGCTTATGATATTGATAATCACATAATGACCACAGGAATTCCTTCAAATGATTTGATTAGAGCAGAGGTAAAGACAGACTCTCATATTCTTATAGTTCTTAATAGAGTTGACTTTGACGGAATGACAACAGATATGACTATCGTTGAAAATTTACAAATAAATGATTTGTGGCAACGTTATAGACTTCCAGTCGTCTTTAAGGTAAAACCCCCGCCCAGAATCATTGACTCATCTGAAAAAAATAAAGAAGAAGCTGCTCTAGTACACCTTCTTCAAAGTATGGTAACAAAGAACAGGGCATCACTTGACCCGAATATGCCGCTTGTTATAACAGCAGATGAGTATGCAGAAAATTGGCTTATATCAAACTCAAAGTGTATTATTTCTTATGGTTCTACAATGTGTCTCAAAGCTTTACAGGTTGACAAGCCAACAGTTATCATAAGGGAAATGGGCAATGTAGCAAACTTTGAAAACTATCACGGAACGATATCAGTTCATGAGGACTTCTTTAATGTCTTGGATAAGTGGGAAGACAAAAAAGAAGAAAGAGACAAATTTCTAAAAGAAACACTTGAAGGGGCTGCAGAGTTTAATTCAACCGGTCTGTACTTGGAAAGTGTTTATGGAGTAATAGATGAGTGGAAACAAAAAAATACTAATCAATAGAAACCCGGTAGAAGGTCCGTGGGGCGGCGGAAACAACTTTGTTAAAGCTATCCACAAATATGCACCCAAGTATGGCTTCACGCCCGTATATCAGCTGGACGAAAGTATTGATCTTATTTTTATGATTGACCCAAGATATGATGAGATGGGAATATCGATTAATGAGATAGCACAATACAAAGCCGTTCGGCCACAAACAAAAGTTGTCTATAGAATTAATGAGTGTGATCAACGAAAAGGTTTAGACAACGATATAGATCCTGTGATAACCGCCGCCAGTGGGGTTACAGACCTTTGTGTGTTTATCTCTAACTGGATAATGGACTATCATACCAAAGAAGATTGGAGATGTCTCAGAAATCATGTGGTGTACTCTGGGACAAACAAGGAACACTTCTGTCCCAGGCCAAAATTAGATAATGGAAAAATAAACTTAGTAACGCATCATTGGTCCGATAATCCGCTCAAGGGGCAAGATGTGTATCAAATGCTCGATAAGTGGTTAGAAGTCAATAATGATTACACATTCACCTATATCGGTCGAACAAAAGCAAAGTTTCAAAATACTGTTATAATTCCACCTACATTCGGAAAGGACTTAGGCGAAAAGCTTTCCCGTTATGACGTGTATATTTCTGCTTCTCGACACGATCCTGGACCCAATCATATCATTGAGAGCCTCGCATGCGAAATTCCAACTTATGCCCTGTGGAATTCAGGTGGTGCTGTTGAAATGGTTGGACAGAATCATGTGTACAGATCATTCGATGAGCTTATAAACCGACTTAAGAAAAACAAATTCGAAAAAAATAGTGCTCTAGAGCCAAAAAATTGGGAAGATTGCATTGACCAATACTTCAAGCACGTGTTACAATTGTTTTAATGAAAAGTGTCGGTATAATAGGATCTGGCCGCTGGGGGCGTAATATTGCGAGAAGCTTCTCAAAAAAGAGAAACGTCAAAAGAGTAGTGTCCGCCGGCAATGAACTCAACCTAGAAAAAATAAGAACAATACTTCCCAATATAATTTTCTCTTCTATAGACGACCTACTAGGCGACGATGAGATTGACTGTATTGTCATAGCTGTGCCTATTGACGATTTGCCAGATATTGCTGTGCAGTGTCTAGAACACAACAAGCACATTTTGCTAGAGAAACCGGCCGCCGCATCTGTTCCAGATATTGAAAGAATCGAATGCGCACGAGATAATAAAGTTTGTCTAGTAAACTATTTGTATCTTGCAGATCCTGCTTACATGTCTTTTAAGCATGCTTTGACAACCACAAAGATCCAAAAGGCATCATTTGTTTGGAAGAAATGGGGAAGTTTTGATAATGATATTCTCTTAAATCTAGCCAGTCATGAGCTATCAATACTTTTTGACAGCTTAGGCACACCGGATCTTCATGAGAAAAGTTTAGTATCAAGCAGTATTTCAGACGACGCATGTATTCTAAGCTTCAGTATGGGTGAAGTCGAGGCTGTAATTGATATTGATAGGAAAAGCAAAACCAGACACAAGACTGTAGTATATGAAACAGAAAACGGTTTATACATGTGGACCCCCGGATTCTTTGCGCATGATGAAGTTGAAGTATCATCTAACGCTGCCAACAATCTTTTAGATATACAGCGGGATAATTTTTTATCTTTAGTCGACAATAACATGGACTATAATAATCTAGATTTATCTAAGAAAATATTAAAGTTCATCGACGGAGTAAGACAATGAGGATCGCTGTTGTCGGCGCCGGCATATTTGGGGTAACCATAGCACTTAAGCTAAGTGATAAACATGACGTAACCCTTTACGAGTCTAGAAAAGACATTATGACATCTGCCTCTCGTACAAATCAGTTAAGGCTTCACCGAGGATATCATTATCCAAGAAGTCCTGAGACAGTTACAGCATTACTAAATTCAATTGATTTTTTTGTAGATGAGTATAGGAAGTCTGTTGTAGATGACTATGATCACTATTACTGCATTTCTAATGAAGGCAGCATGGTGTCTCCAGATGAGTACCTCAAGTTTTGTGACACGTTTAATTTAGATTATGAAGTAGTAGACAACTTTGAGCATGTAAATAATGATAAAATAGCATTGACTGTCAAAGTAAGGGAAGCCCTCTTAGACTATCACAATGTGTATAATACATGTTGGCTACGACTCATGAGCTCTAGAGTTAATAAGCTTTGGGCTACTAAATTTACAAAAAAGGATATTGAAAATTTTGATATTGTTCTGAACTGTACATACGCTAATATTAATGAACTGTTAGATGAGGAAAATAGGGTTGACTATCAGTTCGAAGTATGCGAAAAGATAGGGGTAGAAATGCCCCGTAAGATTCAGGATAAAAGCATAGTTGTTATGGACGGTCCTTTTATGTGTGTTGATCCGTACGGACGCAGCGGTCTGTCTCTTTTGGGAAATGTTGTACACGCAATTCATTATAGCAACACAGGACACTTTCCCAAAGTACCAGTTAGCATGATCAAGGACTTAAACAGAGGGTTTATTATCAATCCGGCTGAATCAAACTGGTCCAAATTTATTGAAACGGGAAAAGAGTATATCCCTTCTCTATCAGATGCGGTATACAAGGGGTCCATGTACACTGTAAGAGCAGTGCTACCTAACATGGACGATACTGATGGAAGACCCACCATCGTGTCATCTTCAGGTCCAAAAATAATAAATGTGTTCTCTGGAAAGATAGACACATGTGTAATGGCTGCTAAAGACATAATTGATAAACTAAGCGAGGAATAAATGTCAGACTACAAAACACTAAAGAAAGACTGGGAAGAAAAATACGGCGGAGATCTAGACTATCTGACATCAGGTTGTATAATAATCGGAAACGCACCAAGTGTGCTTCTTAACAGGTATGGCCCAATTATTGATCAATTTCGAACAGTTGTTAGGCTCAATAGCTATAAAATTAAAGGTTACGAAGAGTATGTTGGGACAAAGACAGATATTTGGGCCAGAGCCAAAAACTATGAAATAGCGTTTCGTGACGGAACCCAGTTTAGAGAAGTGTGGATTAAGAAAAAGTGGGATGCCACTAGAAGGGACGGCCCTGTGTACAAGGAGATCGGACCGCCAATTCTCAACATGGAAAAGTCATTAGTTAGAGTACTTCCTGAGCGCCAGTTTAGACGAAGATCAGATGGAAGGGTGTGTAATTGGACAACGGGATATCTGGCAGTTATCACAGCCATGGAAGGGCATAAGGCAGCTGGGCTTCCTACAACAACATACGGCTTTAGCTTCTTTGGCGGCGACGATTCTAAATCATGTCTAAGACCTCACTACTATCGAGAAGAGCCTCCGAGTTTATATGATGGTTTTAGCCATGATGCTGCTATTTCATCATGGATGGCTCATGCTATTGTTGAAGAAAGAGAAGATGCAATCAACAGAGCATCAGTAGGTGACATAAATCTTTTATTCCCCGAGGAAGTATTCGAAACCAGTAAGCTGAAATTAGATCACCTTGAAGAAATAATCAAAGTTACACCTGAACATTTAGTTAACCTGCCAGAACACTTGCGGGTAAAGTATGTATGAAGGTATTTGTTCCCATAAAAGAGAATTCTAATAGAGTACCTAATAAAAACTTTAGAGACTTTGGTGGTGTTCCACTTTATGTGCATACCTTGAGTCGTCTTAGGGATTTTGAAGTATATGTTGATACTGATAGCTACAAGATATTAGACGAAATCGCCGACAATCCCAGCTTAAGCCATGTAAGAGGATATGAGCGAAACCCAAGTCTTTTAGGAGATAACATTTCTGTTTGTAGTCTTATAACCGATTTTATAATGCAGTTCATAGTAGCCGGCCCCATTTGTCAGGTTCATGTCACGAGTCCTTTTATAAGACCGGAAACTTTGAAGTCTGCAATTTCTAAACTAGCACATCATGATTCTGTCACAGCGTGTGATGTAATACAAGAACGCCTATGGACAAATGAAAAAGGAGTTATGTGTCCTCACAACCACGATCCAGAAATATTGTTGCCAACTCAGGAGCTGAAAGAGGTTTATAGAGAAAACTCTCTCTTTTACATGTTTGATGCAGACAAATTTATGAAAACAGGCCGTCGTGTTGGGAACAATCCATACTTTTATGAGACATCTTTTCCCGAGTCTCTAGACATTGATTACGAAGATGACTGGAATACCTGTGTGAAAGTGTACAAAGCAGGCCTAGACAGGCTATAATGATATGAGCGCAACTGATGTGTATACAAGGAATTAAAGATGAAAGATGAGACAACATGGGTTTTAGGACCCTGTTCTATAGAAAACAGAGAGAACTATTTCAAGGTTTCTGACGAGCTAGCTCGAGTTATGAACGGCCGTGATTGGTACTTGAAGGCATCATTTGATAAAGCCAATAGAACCTCACTCCATGGAGGCAGAGGTCCGGGCTTAGAGGAAAGTCTAGAAATCTTTAGAGAAGTAAAAAATAGACATCCTGGTGTTCGACTATGCACAGATGTTCATGAGGTCTGGCAAGTTGAGAAGCTAGCGGGCACTATTGATTGCATTCAAATCCCAGCATTTTTGTGTCGTCAGACAGATCTTGTAGTAGAATGTGCTAGACATTTTGATGTTGTCAATATTAAAAAGGGACAGTGGTTAGGACCAAATAATCTAGTGGTTTCTGTTGATAAGGTCCGTGAGACCAATGAAAATGCAGAAGTATGGATTACAGAGCGTGGAACCATGCATGGCTATCACAAACTCTTGGTAGACTTTGACATTGTCGACGTACTTCAAGAACACTATGATAAGGTTTTTATTGACTGCACCCACTCAACCCAAAGAAGCAGAGATGTTTATGGAATACAAGGGCGCAGCGATCTTGCCGAGAGATTCTTGCTAGGAACAGACGTGTTTCAGTATAACGGAATATTTGCGGAATGTCATCCTGAGCCTTCCTCCGCTGTCTCCGATGGAGATTGTCAAATCAATCTTGACAGAATTGAAACGCTGGTTAACGCTCATGACAAGATCAAAACAGCATTATCAGGAGTTTGGGAGTGAAATCAGTAGATGAAGTTGCAGTAATAATCCAGGCGCGTCTATGTTCTGAGCGCGTTCCTCGAAAAATGCTTCGAGAGTTTTGCGGTTCATCTTTATTTGAGATTGGCATTAAAAAAATATTGGCGTCCAGTGTGATACCAAAAGAAAATTTCTTTGTTTCTGTATACGAAAACGAGCTCAAGGAAGTTGCTGTCAAGCACGGCGTGAATATATTTGAAAGATCTGAGGAGTCTGCTACAAATGATAACAGCCTCCAGACAATATACGAGTGGCACAATAAGTTGCCGGACAAGTTCAAGTATGTTGTATTAGTAAGTGCATGCAATCCTCTGCTTAAAACAGCGTCAATTGATGGATTTTTTCAAGCTTATCTAGATCAAGAAGAGCGCGGTCTTATGGCTGTTATTGACAAAAGAAACTATTTTTGGAATGACAAGGGTAGTATGGTAACACCCTGGCCAGAAGGCCAGACTATAATGAACACAAAGGCAGTCGCACCGACATATGAAGCTGCCCATACGATGTACGGAAGTCGACTAGATATAATCAAAGACAATATTTGGATGGGATCTTTTAAGAATTCTGATCCTGCGCTCTATATTGTTCCTGAGCTTGAATCATTTGATATTGACTATGAATGGCAATTCACTTTAGGTGAAATTTTGTACTGGAAGACGATCGAGGGCACGAATGAAAAAAGCGAAGATTGTTAAAAACAAAAAAGAATATAAAGGGATTCATAAAGGCGAACGATGTTTTATCCTGGGAAATGGTCCAAGTCTTAACAAGACAAATCTAGATCTTCTGCGAGATGAGTATACATTTGGGTGCAATAAATTATCCCTACTATACGAAAAAAGAAATTGGCACCCCAGTTTTTATGTTATGGTAAGCTCAGATATCTACCGATATGACTGGTTGTTGTCTGCAAATAAAAACGTCGAGCTAGAAATTCCATGCTTTTTTAACAGCGATTCTGTAGACATCAATAGCACAACAAAAAGCTTTTTCAATGATTGCAAAAAATTAGATCACGTATACATGATTAAATCCACCGGTGGAAGAGCAGGTTATCCGTACCCTGATGAATACTGGTCAAATAATCCAATGGAGACAGCAACTAAGTGGGGCACGATTCTATTAACTTGTATACAATTGGCAGCTTATATGGGATTCAAAGAAATATATCTTTTGGGTTGTGATTTAGGATTTGGGCCTACTACTTCAAATTTTGACCCCAAGTATAATCCTATAAAATATGACCCACTCGGTGATATACATTCGCATGAGGCTCATATGCTTGCGAAAAGAATGACAGAAAATGTGGGCGTAAAAATTTTTAATGCCTCTGTGGGAGGAGCTTTACATGTGTACCCTAGAAAAAAACTAGAGGAGTTATTTGTATGATACTGACATGGCAGCAGATACCATCGCCTATTGTAAGTGAAATTCTTGCAAATTTAGATTGTGACGGAGTAGTAATAGACACAGAACATGGGTCATTTAATAATGAAACATTGACATCGTGTATTCAAGTTGTGACGCTTTCTGGAAAGAAATGTTTTGTTCGATTAGCGGAAGAAACAGTGACTATGGTAAGAATCTGTCTAGACTCAGGCGCTGATGGCCTTATTTTCTCTACTGTTGAGACACATGCTCAGGCAGAAAAAATTACTAGCATGTGTTTATACCCAAGCCAAAAAAGCACCGGCCGAAGAGGCATGGGACTAGTTCGACAAAATAAGTGGGGTCAAGAACCTTTAGATACAAAAAAGCCCCTATTGATAGCACAGATTGAGTCTAAGAAAGGAGTCGACAATATAGGACAAATTGCTAGCCGAAATTTTGACTATTATCTCGTAGGCCCTTATGACCTAACATCAAGCTTGGGAATCCCAGGTCAGTTTGATCATGATTTATATCACAAGTATCTAGACAAAGTTGTATCATCTGTTGGGAAACATAAAATGGGTATACACATTCCTTCCGATATCGCTAGAGAGATACCGAAATATGATGGGTACGGAGTTCTGGCATTGGGAATGGACACAACGCTAATGATAGAATCACACACAGAGGCAATTGACAATGCTTAATTTCGAAAATATTGATGAAAAGTTTGTAAGAGTTGTCAACACTCCAGACTGGAAAGATCTACAAGAAAAGTTTAATAATTGCAATGACATTTATGTGTTAGGACATGGTGGCAATTTAGCTGTTGCTGACCATGCTGCTGTTGATATTACACGCCTTTCTAATGGAACTAAAAATGCAATGTGCCCCGGAAGCGCTGTTGTTGCGACGTCTTTGATCAATGACTCCAGCTTTGATCAGTGGATGGTACAGTGGTTGTTTTGTAGGACAGGCACAAGAACAAAGTCACAAATGAAAAAGTCTTTAGTCTTAGGAGTATCTTCATCAGGAAATTCCAGTGATGTGCTTAAGGCACTGCAATGGGCGAACGATCATGGAATGCAAATTGCCATGATAACCTCACTGGATATTCCAGTTGAGATTAGCGGTTTGTCGAAAGTTATACTGGGAGCAGAATACTACCACACAGCTGAGGTTTTAACTTTATTACTTACATATGAATTAACCCATGGCTCCGGAAAAGAGTGTCCTGCGATAGGACAGAATTCCCCAGAAGATCTAGAAAAGATCAACTGGAAGGGTGGGAAAATTAGAAAGCATAGCTATCCGGATGAGAAAGTCAACATCAGCGTCGATTTTGACGGTGTTATTCATAAATGCTCTAAAGGGTATTATGATGGAACGATATATGATGTGCCAATTGAGGGAGCTTACGAAGCACTCAAAAGACTTTCAGACAATTATACAGTCATCATCAATACATGCAAGTCAAAACCTGATAGAGGTTTGGTCAATGGCAAAACAGGCACACAATTAGTCTGGGAATGGTTAGAAAAATATGACATGGCTAAGTTTGTAGGCAAGGTGACTAGCGAAAAACCAAGAGCTCGCGTGTATATTGATGATAAGGGTATAAGATTTGCAGGCTGGGTGGATGCATTTGAGTCTATGGAAGCTCAAGGTATTATTGAGAAGGAACCCGCTGAATGAAAAGACCCCCACTTCCCATAGGTGTTAACAGGGCAAAGATTTTTATAGACACAAGATACGCCTGGTTTGCAGAAAAATACGCAGCACAGGTTGCTAGCATGTTTACTAGAGGAGAGAATCAAACTGATTTTGATTCTTACACATGGGAAGGACAAAAGCTACGAAGAGAACTCCATGATCTTCAGTTTTGTTGGGCTGACTTCGAAAAAATAGCAAAAGAGTATCAGTGTGTAATCACAAATGCTCAAGTTTATCGTCTTTACCCCACTATTAAGGCGACTGATAGAGGCTGTGGGTATGAGGATGTGGCATATGAGATGAAAAATAAAACAATGTGGCTGTCTGAAACGTGGCACACTGATAACACACATGATGCAGACTTCAGACTCTTTATTTATCTAAATGATGTAGGACCAAGTCAGGGGCCCTTTGGTGTGTGGGATCCTGTTGAGTTTGTACCACACAAATTAAATGCATGCCCAACTAGCAAAAAGCCCTCAGGATTACGCGGTCCACGTTTCAAAGAATCCGACGGAAAACTAATGCCCATGGGAACTGTGGGTAGAGAAAAGAAACTCACAGGCCCGGCCGGCTCAACAATTGCTTTTAACAATAACATCGTACACAAGGGAAACTATTGTAAAAAGGGTTACAGAGATGCAATATGTTTGCAACTTTTGCCAAACGAGCACATTCATCTATTTGATGCTAGAGAAAGAAAGCGAATGTCGAGAATAAGACACAGGAAGTAGTTATGTACAAGTTTTTCAAAGTAGGTAAATTTGAATTTACTACATGTAATATGCCGATGTCTGACAGGGCACTAGAGGCCCTGGAGTACGGAGTATGGGAATCTTCTGAGGTTGAGCTGTGTAAAAGATATCTTAAACCCGATGATGTTATTCTAGAATTAGGTGCATGTATTGGAGTTGTAAGTGCAGTTGCAAATAGTATGCTGAGTAACAAGAGTAATCATGTTGCTGTAGAAGCAAATCCTGTGACAGCTAAGGTATTGGGTGTCAATAAAGAAAAGAACGCATCAGCTTATGCCATCGAAAATTGTCTAGTGTTCAGAGAACATAGCGGTAAATACTATCCAGCGTCCGGAGCTCCCCAATCCGGCTCAACAATGATTCATAATGATGGGCTCGGTCATAATGCTTACGAAATGGCTACCCTCTGCGCTAAGGTTGATTCAGAGGTAAAAAAAGAAGACTATTCTATTAATCAATTCGACTTTGATTTTGTGCACTTACCCGTGGTTACTGTTGAGCAATTAGAAGAAAAGCACCAGAAGAAATTTAATGTTCTCATTATTGACATCGAGGGTGGAGAATTTCAATTTCTAGAAGAGAATAAATCATTCTTAAACGGTCTAGACTTAGTCATCATAGAGTTCCACCAAAGATTTGATATTGATGGGTGTAATGAGGGATCGTATAAAAATGCGCTGTCTACATTAAGTAGTGCGGGTCTAGTGGAATTAAAGAACAGTGTATCAGTTCCCACCATTAGCTCTGGGGAAGTACGAAACAAAACAATGATGACTGCAACTGAAGTGTGGGGCCGCCCATGATTAGTCATCTAGAGCTCATAGAAGAGCTATACCCTATTTGTAGATCTATTACAGGTACTGGTGTAAGAAAGACATTTGAAATAATTTCTAAGTACATTCCGCTAGAGACTTATGAGGTGGAAACTGGCACTAAAGTTTTTGACTGGGAAGTACCGGAAGAATGGGCTATTCACGATGCCTACATAGTCTGTCCAGATGGGTCAAAGATAGCGCAATTTAAGGAAAACAATCTGCATGTAATGAGTTATAGCAAGCGCATTAATACAAGTCTGACTTTAGGTTTGCTCAAAGAGCATATCCACACCCTCCCAGATCATCCAAGCTGGATACCCTATAGAACAATGTATTATGACCGGTCGTGGGCGTTCTGCCTATCACAGAATACCCTAGACAGCTTACCAGAAGGAAAGTATCGTGCGTATATTGATGCATCTCATAAAAATGGAAGCTTAACATACGCAGAGGCAGTCTTTCCAGGCACCTCCGGGAAGGAAATTATATTCTCTACGTACGTGTGTCATCCATCAATGTGCAACGACAATCTAAGCAGTGTTTCTGTTATGATAAAGCTAGCGCAAGAGCTAGCCAATAAAAATCACAGACACACGTATAGACTTTTGTTCCTCCCAGAGACCATCGGCGCAATTACATGGCTTTCGAAAAATGAAAAAAGCTTGTCTAAAATTATAGCGGGAGTTAATCTTACGTGTACCGGTAATAGGGCTCCGATAACATTCAAGAAGAGCCGCCAGAAGACTTCTATTTCGGACAAGGCAATGAAAATAGTTCTTGATGACATGGGTTTGTTGTACAAAGAAAACGACTTTTCTCCTATAGGCTCTGATGAAAGACAGTATTGTTCTCCAGGTATTAACTTGCCCGTAGTAACTCTAATGAGAACACCTCCCGGGGAGTTCGAAGAATATCACACATCTGCAGACAACTTTGACGTAATTAGTGAAGATTCGCTAAGGGAAATGACTAGTGTTTGTTTGTCGTTTGTTGATACCTTGGAAAAAAACAACACTTATATTAACACATACTCTAAATGTGAGCCCCAGCTGGGGAAGCGAGGTCTTTATCGAAAGACTGGGGGTCAAAGAGTAAATCAAGTTTCTCAAACAGCAATTAAGTGGGTGCTAAGTTACAGCGATGGCCACAACGATCTGTTAGATATTGCTAACCGCAGCGGCATAAGAATGGAAGAAGTAGTCTCAGCTTCGTCTGTGCTAGAACATCAAGGCATAATAATGAGAATTTCTAAATAAAACGATGCAACTGCAGTTTATAATCAAGAAGGTAAGAATATATGTCAATTAAGATCATAGCAGAGATAGGAATCAATCATAATGGTGATTTTCGTCTGGTAGAAGAGCTAATACGCCAAGCTTCTTTAGGTGGCGCGGACTTTGCAAAGTTTCAGTTATATGATTCTGTAAGGGTCTTCGGCGATACATCCCGGGCTAGAAATGAATTCACTTATGAACAAGTGTATGACATACAGACCATTTGCAATGCTTACGATATTGAGTTTTTTGCATCTGTTTTTGATGAGGAAAAACTTGAGTGGTGTCTTGATCTTGGGGTAGGCTTTTTTAAGATTGCAAGTAGAACTGTGGTCAAAGAACAAGATCTTTGCAAAGATATTATCAAAACAGGACTGCCTACTTTTACTTCTTTAGGCTTTTGGAATGCGTCGGATCTTCCGTTTGAAAGCCCAAATGTATTATACTTTAATTGTGTATCAAAATATCCAACTAGTATTCTCGATCAAAAGAGCGCCAAGCATCGATCGTATGAGTATCCAGTTGTCGGTGTAAGTGATCATTCTTATGGAATAGCAAATTGTCTTCATCATGTGTCCCGGGGCGCGCTCTATGTTGAAAAGCACTTTACGCTTGATAAAAGCATGGTCGGCAACGATCATATAGGGTCCATGGACTTAGACGAATTAATCCAGCTCAGAGATATGGGGAATCAGTTGCACCATGTCTATAGAAATTCAGGAGTGTTTATATGAAATCTTTGGCAATAATTCTGGCCCGAGGTGGGTCTAAAGGAATTCCAAAAAAGAATATCATTGATCTGCATGGAATGCCCTTAATCTATTACACGATAAAAGCAGCACTTGACAGCAACGTTTTTGATGAAGTTGTTGTGAGCACAGACTCTCCAGAAATTGCTGAAGTCGCTGTGGAATGCGGAGCATTAGTACCGTTCTCTCGACCCCCGGAGCTCTCCCTAGATCATGTATGGTCTAGAGACGCGCTAAAACATGCTGTTGTGGAATGCGAAAGATTGTTCGAAAAAAAATATGATTACGTTGTAGAGCTTCCATGTGTAGCACCGCTTAGAGGTGCTTTTCATATCAAGGAAGCACATAAAAAATTAGTGACAACAGGCGCTGACAGTGTAATTTCTGTCTGCCGAATGCAAGATAAACATCCAGTTCGTATGAAGAAAATAGTTGATGATACAATACAAGATTTTTGTAGTCTTCATCCTGAAGGAGAGGGCTCTAGAAGGCAGGATCTTGAGCCCTGTTATATTAGAAACGGGGCAATTTATGCTATGACTAGAGACTGTATTGTTGAAAAGTTTTCTAGAAATGGAGATGTGTCCAGACCCTATATCATGGACGAACTGGTGTCTGTCAATATCGACTCCATGATAGATTTAGTAACAGCAAAAGCAATAATGTTAGGAGTCAAGTAATGAGGGTCAAGCTAGAATGCCCAGTTAATTTTTTTGAGCACCAAGAGTTAGACAAAATTCTTCTAGAAAAGGGTATGACCCTGTGTACAGAAGATCCACAAGTTGTAATTGTCAATCCCGGGACTAGTGAGTTTTTAGATACAAGCTACTTTGATGATTATAAAAATTTGTCCGTTGTTGGCACACCTTCCACCGGTACAAACCACATTGATGTTAGCTCATTAATTGCCAAGGGGGTTAGTGTTGTATGCCTCTTAGACAACAAGAAGTCACTAAAAGATATTCATGCTTCAGCAGAGTTTACCTGGCTACACATAATGAATTTGACTAGAAAGTTTACCAATGCTGTAAACGCCACTGCCGGTTGGAGATCTAATACTAACGAACTCTTTTTAAGGTCTCACGAACTCCATGGAAAGACTATTGGAATAGTAGGCCTTGGCAGAATTGGAACAAAAGTTGCAAAATACGCAAAGACTTTCGGAATGAAGGTGTGCTTCTATGATCCTTATGTAACTAACATGTCATACACATCAGTCAAGAGTCTAAGACAAATAGGGGATTGTGATATCATTTCTATTAATTGTTCTCTCACAAGTGAAACAATGAGCATGATCAGACCGGGAGTCTGGGATAATATAAAGCCGGGGACTGTTGTGGTAAACACCTCTAGAGGCGAAGTCGTCGACGAAGACTATATAGTTACTTTAGTCAAAGACTGGGGTATACTTTATGGTGCTGATGTTCTAAGAAATGAACAAAATATACCCAGACTTAAGAAGTCCCCCATTTTAGTATTGTCAAAAAGGTCAGATAGAGTTGTAATTACACCTCATATAGCAGGTGCAACCAAAGAGAGCCAAACAAAGGCCCTCTTGACGACTCTCGATTTAGCAAAGAGATCCTTATCGGTATGAAGATCACAGTAGGCATATGCTGTTATAAACAGAAAGAATGGTTGTATAGATGCCTGCGTAGTCTGTCTAGTCAGACGCTATCAAAAGATAAATTTGAAGTAGTTATTATCAATGACGAACCGGGTACTCGCCTCGAAGATGTTTGCAATAATATGAGAAGTGATCTTAACATTCGTTTACTGAACAATGAAAAGAATACAGGCTTACCAGCATCTCTCAATAAAATTCTCAAGGTTGCTAGAGGCAGATATTTTGTACGTGTTGACAGCGACGATTATGTTTCTAAATACTTCTTAGAAACAATGTCCAGATTTTTAGACATGAACAGAAGCTATCAGGCTATTTCATGTGACTATAATAAAGTTGATGAGGTGGGTGTTTTAGTAGAAAATTGCTCGGGTAAGGAAGCCCCCATAGCATGTGCTGTTATGTTTACCTACGAGTCCCTATGTGATATTAATTTTTATGATGAAGACTATAAAATGCGAGAAGGTCATGATCTCATTAGCAGATTTCTAAAAAAGTTTAAGCTATTTCACTTGCCAATGCCCATGTATCGCTACAGAATACACAGTCGCAACAGAACGAATAATATAGAAGAAGTAAAGAAGTACGATGAAATGCTTCAGGAGAAGAAATGACAAAGAGTATTGGAATTATTGGCTACGGGTACGTGGGAAAAGCCATGACAAGATTTTTTCAAAGTCATTATGACGTATTAGTTTATGATCCTGCTTATGACCCGGAAGATATTGATACTAATTTTCACGATATTGACGATATTGAACCGCACAACAATGTATCGTTTGTCAAAAGAGAAGAGATAAATACATGTGATTATGGAATTATTTGTGTTCCCACTCCCGCAGACCAAGCCGGAGAATGTGATTCTAGTCTTGTAGAAGATGCCATACAATGGCTAAAAACGCCGCTAATCCTTATTAAGTCTACCGTTTCTGTTGGAACTACTAGTAGACTCAGAAATTTATACCAAAAGAGAATAGTATTTTCTCCTGAATATTGTGGTGAGTCTTCATACTGGACTCCCTATGACTTTCATACTGATGTTAAGTGCACACCGTTCTTTACTTTTGGCGGAGAACCCAAAGATACTAGCGCGTTTGTAGATCTTTATATGCCAGTTGTGGGACCCACGAAAACATATCGTCAGACCACATCAGATGCTGCAGAAATGGCAAAGTATATGGAGAACATTTTTTATGCATCCAAAATAGTGTTCTGTTACGAAATGAGTGAGATCTGCACAGCAATGGATATTGACTACAATGAAGTGAGAGAACTGTGGCTCTTAGACCCCAGAATAAATCCGATGCATACAGCAGTATTCCCAGAAAACAAAGCTCCATTCTCCGGAAAATGTTTACCCAAAGACACAAATGCTCTAGTTTTGACTGCAGAAAAACATGGATATACAGCAGAACTTATAAAAGAAGTTTTGAGATCTAACGAAAGAATTAGAAGAATACGCGCGAGGGGCGGTGAGAAATGAAAGTTGGCATAGTAGGACAAGGCTTTGTAGGCTCAGCAATTAGAGAGGGTCTTAAGGATTATCACACCGTATTGACTTATGATATCGACGAATCTAAATGTAATAGCACGCATGAAGAGGTTTGTCGAAACTCAGACATTATTTTTGTTTGTATTCCAACCCCCATGAGAAAGTCAGGCGCATGCGATACTCGTCTTTTAGAATCTGTTGTCACCGGAATTGATAAGTCAGCATGCTCTGATCCGAATATGAATCGCCCAGTTCTAGTTTTGAAGTCAACAGTTCCGCCCGGCACAACCTCTAGAATTGCGGATGCATGCGCTTCAGTGTGTCCTGTAGTTTTTAGTCCTGAATTCTTAACCGAGGCTAATTCTTTTGATGACTTCAAAAATCAAACTAGAATTATAATCGGCGGCGATGTTAATGTCAAATGCAACTATGCCAAGAAAGTTAAGAGCATGTTTAGGAAAGCTTTTCCGTCAATTCCCATTGTAATTACAAAACGAGAAACAGCAGAAATGACAAAGTATTTTATTAATTGCTTCTTGGCGACCAAGGTAACATTTGCCAATGAAATGTATCAAATATGTAACGCCGGCGGAGTAGACTATGATAAAATATGCGAGTATGCGCTATACGATGACAGAATAGGCAAGAGCCACTTGACTGTCCCAGGGCCAGATGGCGATTTTGGTTTTGGTGGGCACTGCTTTCCCAAAGATCTGGCAGCCATGATTTATTATGGTGCCCAGCACAGTGTTGATGCTGACCTTTTAGAGTCAGTTCAAGAAAAGAACAACTATTTGAGATCTGACAGGGACTGGGAGTCAATGTCAGGAAGGGCAGTGAGTGATGACTAAAATATTAGTAACAGGCGGTTTGGGATTTGTCGGATCACATCTTGTCGATTCTTTGGCAGACGCAGGATATAATGTAACTGTGATGGACAATCTCTGCTCTGAGTCTAGTAGCAAATCATATATGCGCGAAGACGTAGCTTACTGGATTGATGACGTAAGAAATATTAACACATACAAATATACAAATGAGTCTTTTGATCTGATTTATCATCTCGCTGCGCTAGCCAGAATCCAGCCCAGCTTTAAGGATCCGCTCACATACCTCTCTATAGACATTATGGGCACTTCTAATGTTTTAGAGTTTGCAAGAAGGTGCGACGCGAAAGTCATATATGCTGGCAGTAGCTCCGCGTACGCTGGCCCAATGCTCAACCCATATGCTTTTGCAAAGTATACTGGAGAACAAACGTGTGAACTCTACAATAAAGTCTATGGCATGTCGACAGTTATTGCCAGATTTTTCAATGTGTATGGAGATCGGCAACCTACCTCCGGAGCGTATGCTACTGTTGTGGGTGTTTTCGAAAAACAACGTGAAGCCGGTTTTCCCTTGACAGTTACAGGAACAGGGGAGCAAAGGCGAGATTTCACTCATGTATCTGATATTGTAAGTGGTTTCGAAAGTCTAGCCAAGGGCAGCTGGAATTCAGAAGTATTCCAGCTGGGTACTGGTAAAAACTACTCTATAAATGAGTTGACAAAGATGTTCGAATCTGAAGTCAAGTACGTTGAAAAGCGCCCAGGTGAGGCCTGGTCAACTCTGGCAGATGTGGCTGATATATCTGCTGCCACAGGATGGTCAGCTACTATTGACTTAAGCGATTATATAAAACAAAAATTAAACCAATTTCAGAATGTCAATTTTTAGAATACGTGGTATAATAAGCACATGCAGAATAAAAGTGTAGTAGAAAATTCAGAACCGGCCTTACCAACCGGAAAGTCTCACATTTCATTTTCAGAAGTTAAGCACTGGAAAGAGTGCTCCTGGCGACATAAGTTGCTGTACGTCGACAAGCTTAGGGTATTTGAGCCCTCACCGTTTTTAGACTTCGGCACTGCAGTCCATGAAGGTTGTGAGACATTACTAGAAACACAAACAATTGATCGAGAAAAGATTCTCAAGGATGTCACAGATGCTTGGGAAAAACATGGGTTTGGAGAACCAGAGTGGTATGAAAAAATGCCAGGATGGTATAAACATGCCCCTGTTGAAGAATGGTGCGAATGGGCCACTAATATGTGGGATGAAGTCCCCGGCTTTTTAGACGAGACTTTCCCTAATTGGGAAGTAGTAAAGGCCGAGGAAGAGTTGAGAGAAGATATAGAAGGTAGTGATGTCAAATTCAAAGGGTTTATAGATGCGATCATTAAAGTGCCCAAAACTAAGGGCGCTGGGGCACAATATTGGATCTTAGACTGGAAGACAGCGCAGTCGTATGGTTGGAGAAGAGATAAGAAGCAAGACATTTTAATGACAGCACAGTTAATTCTGTACAAACATTTTTGGTCTAAAAAGCATGACATCCCTCTCAAAGATATTAGATGTGGTTTTATTTTGCTAAAAAGAGGAGCAAAGCCAGGTAATATTTGTGAGTTAGTGAAAGTTTCTGCTGGTCCAAAAAGTATAGATAGGGTGCTCAAAATAATGAGAAACATGATATCAATGGTTAAGAAGCAATTCAATCTTAAAAATAGAAATTCATGTATGTTTTGTGACTTCAAAGACACGGAACATTGCACGTGATGAATTTGACATATCTTTTACTGCTGTCACAGAACAGTTATGATATTCTTAAAGAAACCATAGCTGCGAAAAATGGACTAAGAAGGTATGATTCAAAAGAAGAAAATTTTAATGCTAGCCGATCACGCCCTGAGTACATCAGGCGTAGGGTGTCAATCTAGATTTCTAATAGAGGGCCTCTTAAGGAAGTATCCAGGGCACTGGTCTGTTAGACAATTTGGCGCAGCTGTAAAGCATAATGACTATCGAACTGTTTCGATTAATGATGATTTTATTATCAAGCCCATTGATGGCTTTGGTGACCCTAATCTCATAAGGACTACATTAGCAGTAGAAAAACCTGATATTCTTTTGTTATTCACAGACCCTAGATTTTTTATCTGGCTGTGGGAGATGGAAGATGAAATACATCAGGTTTGCCCTATAGCATACTGGCACGTGTGGGATAATCATCCAGTTCCATCTTATAATAGTGTGCTATATGAGAGTACCGATCTTATTAATTGCCACTCTTACATGACGTATAAGTTTGTTAGAGATATGTTCCCGGACAAAACAAACTTTATCCCTCACGCGCTTCCTAATGAACTTTTCTTTCCAATACCCGAGGAACAAAAGCTTGAGTTTAAGAAGCAGGTTGTTTCTCCTGACCGGGCTGATCACTTTATAGCTTTTTGGGTTAACCGAAATGCCAAGAGGAAAAGACCAAACGATCTTCTTTGGGCTTGGAAGCTTTTTATGGAAAAACTTCAAGAAAAGCACGGTCATCAAAAAGCCTCCCTTCTTCTTCATACACAACCAGACGACCCGGAAGGGCCCAACATATACGCGACTGCTGAAATGCTGGGAATAGAGACGTCTATCATTTTCTCTCCTGACAGAGTTGAATTTGAAAAGATGAACATTCTCCACAATATTTCAGACTGTGTTGTTAATATAAGCTACGCCGAAGGATTTGGCCTCTCAACATTAGAGGCTATGCAAACAGGTACACCTATCATCGCCGCGAAAACAGGGGGCCTCTGGCGACAAGTTGAAGACCACCGAGATGGGTCTCATAATGGAATTGGTTTGGATGTCGAATTTAAGTCGCTAGTAGGGTCTCAAAATGTGCCATACATTTATGAGGACTATGTCTCTGCTGAAACTGTTGCCAATGCACTGTTGCAGATGTACGAAGAGGGTCCTGAAGGAAGAAAGGTGCTGGGTGATAAAGCCTGTGAGTACGTTAAATCAGAATTTTCTCTAGACACAACTATTGACCTTTGGCACGAGTCACTTCTAGATCTAGCAGAAAATTGGAAAGATAAGCGAAAACCATGGGTGCTCAAGGAGATATAAGATGAAGAAGAAAGTTTTAGTTAGGGCACCTCTTTTGACGCTATCTGGGTATGGTGTTCATTCTCGTCAAATATTCGAATGGGCTCTTTCTCGTGATGACTTTGATGTATCAGCTCAATGTCTACCCTGGGGCGCTACGCCCTGGCTTATTAATACAGAAGACAAGGGGGGTTTAGTGGGCGAGATAATGTCTCGCTCTATAGATCCGAGCGGCACACCAAAGTATGATGTGTCTTTTCAGGTCCAGCTTCCAAATGAGTGGGACCCAAATATAGCAAATTTTAATGTGGGTGTCACAGCTGCTGTTGAAACTGACAAGTGCAATTCTTCATGGATCAAGAATTGTAACTCAATGAACTTAATCATAGTACCATCCCAGCACACTAAAAACGTGCTTTTATCATCCGGAGCATTAACCACACCCATTGTTGTTGTTTCTGAGTCTTATTACAACGTAATTGATACACCTGATTTGAAACCTCTAGATATTGATTTTCAAACAGACTTTAATTTTTTAGTATTCGGTCAATTCACAGGAAACAATCCAGAGAATGACCGAAAAAATCTCTTCTATACAGTTAAGTGGTTATGTGAAGAATTTGCAGGTGATAAAAATGTCGGTATTGTGCTTAAGGTTAATTCTGGTCGAGCAACAAAAATAGACAAGGCTGTAACATCTAAAACTCTCACTCAATTAATCACACAGGTCAGAGGGGACAGCCCGGGACCAAAAATTTATCTACTTCATGGAAACATGTCTGAAGAAGAAATAGCGCGCTTATATGTGCACCCAAAGATAAAGGGCATGATATCGTTGACCAGGGGTGAAGGTTTTGGCCTCCCGCTTCTAGAAGCTGCAGCTAGTGGTCTTCCTGTTATAGCAACCAACTGGTCTGGACACCTAGACTTTTTAGGCCTTGGCAAATTCATAGGGGTAGAGTATGTCTTAGCACCCATTCACCCATCAAGAATTGATAATCAAATATTTGTTGAAGGCTCGCGTTGGGCAGCTGTTGATGAGAAAGACGCGAAGAAGAAGATAAGAAAGTTTTATGAAAAGCCTGATATTCCGACAAGATGGGCTAAAGAGCTTCAAGAGAAAATTAGAGAAAAATTTTCACCGTCTGCAATACAGGAGTCCTATAACGAAGCCGCAAAGGAATTTGTATGAGTCTAACAGCGTCTACAGTGATAATTATTTCATTGGCTGCGCTAGCGGTTGTTGGTGTTTATTTTAGTATACGTTTCGGTCTAGTAATCTTAAAAGTTCAAGATTCAGTAGAGGAGTCACTTGATGTGATAGACGAAAGGGTTATGTCCATTTCTAAAGTTTTAGAAATACCACTCTTTTATGATAGTCCGGAGATAAGGCAGGTCGTAAACGATCTTAAAACCACCCGGAATTCTATTCTTACTATAGCTAATTCTCTCGGCGCCTCTATTGATGACGACATTTACGCTGACGAGGAGGAAGAAGAAATTGACAGTCAAGAAAATTAAGCGCAAGATCAGGCGCAAGAGAGGCTCCGGCCCTCGAAACATGTATTTCACCATGGACACACAGGCAGCCATCGTGGAGTATCAAAAATCAGAAGATTCAGAGGAAAGAAAAGCAATATACATCAAGGGCATCCAACCGGCATTTGACAAGTTAGTTGAAAATCTCATATTCGTTTATGGATTCAAGTCGCCCTATGACTCATTTAGCGATCTTAAGACAGATTGTGTATCTTTTCTTTATGAGTCGCTTCACAAGTGGTCACCTGAAAAGGGGACTAAGGCATTTTCGTATTATAACGTTGTTGCAAAAAACTGGCTGATCATAAAATCCAGGCAACAGACAAAGCGAGTCAAGCGCCACGTAAGCTCAGACAACCCAGATGGAATGACTGCTAGACAGCGTTATCTTTATGAGTCATCTCAAATAATGCCGGCTCCTGATGATATATTGATTAGTAGAGATAGAAAAGAGTTAATACAAGATTTGCTAAAAGAAATCGCCGGGATTGTTACTAGCGAAACTGAGAAGACATGTATTTCTGCTGTTCGAACAGTATTTGCTAATGTAGACAATTTGGACTTTCTAAATAAGCGGGCTGTTCTAGTATATGTCAGAGACATTTCAGGGCTAAGTCCAAAACAACTTTCTGTTGCAATGTCTTCTATAAGAAAGCACTACAGACGTTTGACCGGCCATGACGGAAAATTTGATTTATTCTAAGAGGTATTATGGCAAAAGACGTAACAAAAGTAATGGATCAGCTAGAGGTGATAAAGAAGAAAGTAGAAACTTTCTCAGACATCTTAGATGCCCTAAGCTCTACAGAAGAAAAAAAGAAAGTTCTGTGGAAGGAAATTTATGAAAATGCTGTTGTTGATCGAGAAAATGCTGCCATGCTGTTTACAGATGCGTGGAAACATATGCAGTCAGGCACCTCAGAGCATATCACTTTGGGTACTACATTAACGAAGTATTTAGAAAGAATGTGTAAATCAAATGAACAAATTTTAAGATTAGCAGAGATGATATCAAAGGCTGAAGAAAAAGAGTCGAATATAAACGCCGATGATTTATTTGATCAGATAGATAGTAGTAAGAAGGGGTGATCCATGTCAGGCGGAACTGATGCCATTGAAAAGCTATCAGCCGGCGGTGCCTCCATAGGGGACGAAATATCTCAATTAAGAGATAAGCCCCCACTGAGCATACTAAGTCGAGCTGTAGTTATAGAAGTGCTCAACGATGTTTCACTTAGGACAGATGAAGATCTTGCAACAATACTGACTTCGCTAACCAATCCAGATATTTTAGAGTTCGCTCCGAGAAACTCGGTTATTGCTAGAATAATCTCTATGGGTGAAGAAAAATCCGGCCCCGGAGACTTAGTTTGTTTTCCTTTCTTTCCGTCACACCTACAAATGCCGCTCAAACAAGGCGAGCAGGTATGGATTTTTGTAGAATCTCCCGATGCCCCCAAGACTATTGGTTTCTGGATGTCAAGAATTTCCGAACCGGACTATGTTGAAGACGTAAATTATACACACGGTGAAAGAAGATTTGATCAAGATGTAGGAATTCCTGCTTCAACTTCTGACAAAGAAGGGTCTGAATCCGATGACACTGATGAAGGGGCAGACGAGGATGAAGGCTACAAGGACGAGGGCAAGAAGCCCGGACCCCCGGCTTTTGTCAATGGAATACCAGACAATGAAGCAGTAACCACACTTACAGAAAAAGAAGGTGCAGACCCACCATTTGACATGATATACACTGGGTCGTTATCTGGGCAGTCGTTTACAATGGAACCAGTCCCTAGATTTACAAAACGACCGGGAGATCTTGTGCTTCAGGGGTCTAATAATGCAACTATTGTCTTGGGTCAAGATAGAGGATGGTCTATTGAAGAAAGACCAGAGGAACCGGAAAGCAGCAACGCTCATACACCTGAAGGCGAGGGCCTTCGACCGTTCTCAGGAACTATTGATATCGTCGCTGGTCGAGGAAGATTCCCCCTGGAAGAACCTGATCCGGATGCTAAAGATGACAAGCTAGTCGATACAATTCCGCGTGTTATAAAAAACACGAAGGGAATGTTAGAAGTGGACAAAAATCCGTCTGTATACACGAAAGATGATGTTAGAAAAGATGTCAAGTTTAATCGTGTTGATCGTCCTCATGAAGGCGACCCGGATTTTATGCATGATGCAAGTCGAATTTATGTGTCAATGAACACAGATGGCGATACAAATCTTTCTTTAGACGATGTAACCCCGGGATACATGGTTGATAATCATAGCATCAAAGCTATTGATGAGAAGCCATATATAATAACAAAGTCTACAGAAATAAGAATCATAGCACGTCACACTCAAGAAGACGGGGATCGTCCCAAAGAAACCGGTTCAATTAGAATAATCCGAGAAGACGAGGAAGGCGAAAAGATATGTGCTATTTTGATGACGCCAGACGGAAAGATTCTTATTGATGCGAAAGAAATTGTTATCGGTGATGGAAGGGACGGTCAAATATTCTTAGGAGATAAAGCAGAGGAACCGGCAGTAATGGGCGATACCTTGGCAGATATGTTGGGTACTTTTTGTGATCAAGCAGGCGCAGAGGTGGGTAATCAAGGCTTCCCGCTAGCACAGCTTAAAGCCGCATGTTCAACATTGAAAGCATCTTTGGACAATTTTAAGAGCTCAGTTACTAAAGTGAAGTAGAGGAATGCGTGGCAAAGAAACAATTAAAAGGACTAACATCTTCTACTACATCACTTCCGAGGACAGTTGAGTCTGTAATATCAGCTGATGAAGCTGCATTTCAGTCGCCACCATTTGATGATGAAGGACAAGCTGCCGGCGCTAAGTCTGCAGCAGAAGGTCTACTAAATTCATTAACAGCAGGAGGTCCTGCCCCTATACCCTCACCCAGTGCTTCAGGCTCAGGCTCAGGCTCAGGCTCAGGCTC